GGTTCTCACCGTTCGTCGTCGCCGGACGCAACTTCAACCGGATGGCCATGCGCCGAATCACGATGGACCCCGGCATCAAGGCAATCAGTCCAGCAGCAGCAGCCCAGATGCGGGCCATCGAAGCCTTTGGTACGATCGCCACCGTATTTGCCATCCCGGCACTTGCCAACTACCTGCTTACCGGCACCCCCGGCGGGCGCCCGGGCACGAAGATGGGTCAAATCGATACCGGCAAGGATGACCAAGGGAAGCACATCGTCATTGACCCGGCACAGTGGACGGGGCATCGCCGAGGGCTTCGCATCTCAGGCATCCAGGCCATCGTTGAGGGAGCGCAGCGCGGGGAAACCCGTGGACGAATCACGCAGAACGTGATCCGCGATGTCATGGGTGGAGTGATCCATCCGTGGGCAGGGCCGGCGGTCAATGCGGCATCCGTCGGCTACACCGGCTACTCTCCGACCGGCTACAAGGAGTCGGAGAATCCGAAGGACTACGGCAAGAACATCGTGGCGGCTCTGAAGCAGTTGAACCCCGCTGCCGAGGCTTTGCTCAAGAGCAAGGAAAAGGGAACGAGCGGGCTCAAAGAAATCGGGATGTCACTTGGCGGAGCGGCTGGATTGAAAACGGTGAAACCGTTCACGGCGATCAACAAGATGGGTGTCTTGCATCAGTCGTGGATGGAGAACAATCCAGACCCGAAGGTGAAGGCGGATTACGAGCAGATGCAGACGGCGACGTTCCCGGTGAGCAAGTACAAGGCGCTCGACGATGCGCTCGCGAAGCGGGATGAGGCTGGAGCCATATCGGCCATTGCCGATTTGAAAGCCGAAGGCCAGAAGAACAGGGACATCCTTCACCGGATGCGTCCGTTCGTTGGAGAAGGGGTCAACTCGCGGACCAAGCCGCTGTTCCACGAGTCGCACAAATTGGAGACGGCATTCAAGAACAGCCTCAACGCGGAGCAACGGGCGGAGTATCAGAAGGCGTTGGCGGAACGGAAGGCGACATATCAGGAGTTCCTGAAGGCATGGCGCAAGAGGGGCACTGCTGCTCCGAAGACGGCGCCGGCGATTGATTTCGTGCCGGATGTAGGGCAGTGAGTCTCCACCAACCATCATCGCATAGGATATAAGCGCCCCAAGTATCTCCGGGCTTGGCGTCTGATGGTGGCCACGGATCATTATTGTCGTTGTCGCTCACTTCTCCCCCTTTCCAAGCTCGGTGCGGGCGAGATTAGTAGCTTCCTCAATGTATCGAATTTGAGTTGCAGTGCATCCGGCAAATGGTCTGCTTTCTTCCAGAAGAAATCTCACTCTCTCCAAAACCTCCCGCTTGACCCACTTCTCAGATATTTCGGATGGGGTGAGGGAGAGGGCTTGTTCAGAAGCAATAATTGCATCGCAGAATTCGCAACCCGGCTCTCTTATAGAGTCGTGTTCCTTGGCAACGGCATAATGGAGAGCCTTGAATGCCTCTCGCAACGCGATGTTCTCGCGCTCTAGTTTCTGGAACTCTTCAGACCAAGGCACGTCGTAGTTGCAGGCTTCATCAACGAGAAGCTTGTCGTGTCTCGGCGTCGGGATTGGGTGGTTAGTGATCATCATTCGGACACCCACCCAGCGGAACTGGCTTCTCTGGCCTTTGCGATCCCACCAGTCGTTTCACCGCTTCATTGGCATCCGATTCCGCCATTCGGATCATCCAGGGCTCAGGCTCGGCGCTCCCGCACAGCATCCCCAGCCGCTCGTCCCGGTGGTAGTTCCATTCCTCGATCAACTGGCTCAAAGACCAGCCTTTGCATGTCATTCGGTTCATTGAGTGTGAAGGGTGAATTCAGGTAAGAAAAAAAACTCACGAAACCGCATTCCGTTGCTTATGCTTATCGAGGTGACTTTGACAGCGTTACAACGGCTCAGTTCGTTTCGGATTTTGCGAATGTCCTCCTTGTTCCCTTTGATGAGTTCTTTCGGATCTGTGAATGATAGGATTTCCAAATTCATTAGCGGTCGAGTGAATTCCTTGAGCCCCGGATAAACTCGCAAGATCGCTCGGTCTAAATTCTTAGCGTCATCGCTGTTGTGACAGGCTTCTTTCCAAAGGCCAGATAACTCTGGGTGCGTTTTTATCTTTTCAATGGTCAGATTCATACCTGCATCCCCAAGAGTTTCTTCAATTCGTCCCTCCTGGCCTTGAGCTTGTACCAGCGGGCCTTGTCCTCCTCCGACCAGTTTTGGTGCTCCGAATAGGAGCCGCGAATAGACCGCATCTTGGCTGTTACCTCGTCCAGTTCCTTTTGATGTAAGATGGCCAGTGTAGTTGGACTTACAGTAGCAAGCCCACGACGTTCTTCCCACCGGAGCTTCCAACCGCTCAAAGCGACCTTCCAAAACCGCATCTTGTTTTTGCCTACTCGCCAGCCATTACTCCCGTAGTAGCAAAAGAACTTTTGCGCCTCAATTTCGGGCAGCCCAATTTTTGCTGCCTGCAATTTCAATTCTTCAGATGTTGGTACTGTAAATCTCATACTGTTGTACTTCAGGAACCTTTGTTCCTTTGGTGAAAGCGACAGCTTTCCCTGCACGGGTCTGCCTTCGTTCCTTCGGAGCCAAGCGCATAGCGTTTGCTCCCTCCGCGCATCACCCTTCATGGCTGTCAGGTAGCTTGCAGCCTGGTTACGGGGCGCGGTCTGCTACTCCATCCTCTTTCGAGGGATTGTCCGGGTTGTCGCTGTCGAGGACAGAGCCCGCTGATGCAGAACCGATCAAAGAAAAGACCGCCGGGTGAAAAATCCTGGACGGGGAGGACTCACTCTTTCGAGTGCCGGCGGTCAGAGTCGAAATTACTTTGCCGTCGTTGCCGCGTCCAACGCTTTTCACAGCGTTCTTGACTGACAACGGCTTTTTGCGCCTTTCGGGCAAATGCTGCAAGGAAATTTTCTGCGAGTTGCTCACAAGTTATTCACATGGGGTGGAAAAATGTTCTATGTGGAACATTTCATCCTCATGGCGATTTTGTAGAGAGCCTCGTTGGCAATGATGGCCACCATCGTCTGGCTCAGGCCCATCATGTCGGCCACAGTCCGTTCAGGTAGGATCACGGGGAGTTGGTTGGCTATGCGGCGCCCAATCTGGCGGCGCTCGCGTGCCTTGGCACTCAACGGCGGATACTTCACTTGAACACGCTCCTGATAAGCCACCATGCGAAGACGGGGAACGCGATGAAGCCACAGGCGAAGGTTATCCCTAGCAAAATGGCCAAGCACCACGCCCAGATGGAATCTTCGTCGTTGTTCATAAATAAAGATTGCGGTCCCGGCCTTTCCTCTCACTGCCAAACGGCAGGCCGACTGTGCATAGCTGGTGACTCCGTGTCGGAGGACCGCAAATTGGGAGCCGCCCTGTTCCGGTGCGACCGGGGAGGTACCGGGTGGCATTGGGAGACGCCACATTCCGAAACAGGGACGGCAAAAGTCATGGCTGGCTCACTCCTACTCGATAGAACATCTGACCTTCTCGGGTGGTGTCGACTACTTTGAAGCCGCTGCCAACTCCGGTGTCCGTTACAAGCAGGGGGGACCAGTCAGTCAGATTCGGGCTTCGCTCTACTGTAACCCGTCTCATCTCGCCACCGGTGCGATGCGTGACACGTCCAGTCTCTTGGTCAAACTGCAATGGAACCATCGACGGATCACAAGGCACACCGCCGAGTTCAAACTGTGGCGAGGAAGGATGACCGGTGACGAATAGCCCGTGGCTGGCCATATCAGCTTGAAAGGCTGTCCAGTCTTGAGCGGTGCCTTCATCGTTGTTCACGTTCATCGAAACTGATGCTCCTATCGGTTCAACTAGAACGCCAAGAGAGAACGTGGTTGGATTGATCAACAGGTTCTCGTACGGAGAAGCGTTGAGCGATGGCGGAGTGTAACAGGAACCGATGGAACTGTACTCGCAAGATCCCCCGTATTCACCGCCAGCAGCCGTGAACTCATCCGGTGGAGCATTAGTGGACTTTGGCGGAAACTTCTTTTGGCAAAATTTGTACACTTTGTAACCGCAGACTGCCCCGACACAGATGACAACCACTCCAACTCCAACAGCTACGGCCGACTTTTGTTCTTCGGCGCGTGATTGCGACGTGCTGGCCAACAAAGCAGCAATGACGATCACAGTGGCTGTGTTTTTCCATAATCCAATACACAGCGGTATTCCCAGGGCGAAAGTAATACCGCCGCCAATTGCCCATGCATAAGGGTTTTCTATCAGGGGCGAGTTAATGATGATGAACGGAATTGATCCGAAGAGTAGTAGGGCCAACAGGATCGTGATTACGGGATGTGCATTGGCTCGTCTTAGCAAGCCAGCGAGTTTTGGTTTCATTTGATCATTTTGAGTTGATGTTTTTGGTTTCGTTACTGCGGGTAATAGTCGTTGGAATGTTTCCAAAACTTCAGCAAGCCAATGAAAATGTCGTGGTAGTAATCAATCGTATGTTCCCAGAGTTTCGTTTCTACCACCGCTGGTAAGTTGCTACTAACCGCTACGCTCATCAGTCCGTCGATAGGTATTTTGCAGGCACCGGCGTAAGCGCCAAGTTGTATGGGCCACTGGTCGTAGTAAGTGAACTTCCCTTTCTTCTTTGTCGTGTCCTGAGTCTTCACGTCCAAGCACAACACTTTCCCGTCCATCATCTCGGCGACATGATCGACTCGCCCGGCGTAGCCCTGCCCGATGACGGCTTGCTCCACCATCAGCGAGCGGCGGACGTTCTTGGAGTACCAGTCAACGTAAGCCTCAAACTGTGGACGCATCCCCATTGCTTGAGCGTCATAGCCAAATGCTGGAGCGCGATCAGGGTGATAATGGAACTGTTGCACCAGCGAATGGAAGTCGCCGCCCTTGTCGCGAGCCGCTTGGCCATGTTCATCAGCGAACTTCTGACAGGCTTCCCAATGCGCCTCGTCGGACATCCCGATGTGCCGCGGCGTCGTGCAAGCGGCCTCCCACATCTGCCGACGGAAGTAGTACTTCAACCCGGGCGATCCGAGAATGTTGAGCACCGTCGTCGGACTCGGCAGCCCTCCAAGCTTCCGACACTGGCGTAAATCGCCGTCGATGAGTTCCCCGTCTTTGGTGTAGTAATGCGATCCGGCCATAGGTCAGTTGTTTCCTGCTCGGTTGGAAAGTGTCTTGTCGTGATCGTTTCGGAGGATGTTCAGTGCGGCCATAACTTGACCGGCGATGACGTGACAATCGCAGCCAGGGACTTCACAGGGATTTGTCACCATCATCCGTGCCCAGTAGTCATCGGGCAGCGCACCAACGACGTTGGCCAGCAGCGCACCAAGGAAGACTTGGAAATCCAGTGGGTGCATCCGCTTGTAGGCCAAGATCACTCCAGTCAACCGCCGCATCTCCTTTTCGTGTTCGCTGGTCATAGGTCAGTAAGGACAGGTTGATCTTTCCAGTGTGCCTGTCCGTGGCATTTGGGACATAACCAAAGCACATGCAGTGGACGCGAATAATCGGGATGGTGTTTGTGCAACCGTCCTTTCTGTCCGCATCTTTCGCAGTTTTCTGGCTTTTTAAGGATGCCATTTTTCTGTGCTCTTGCGGCAGCGGAGTGAGCGCGGCTCTTTATGCGGTTGCGCTTTCGCCAGTTTGTTCTGGTTGAATCGGAACTCTTTTTGACTGTTCCGGCCAATCTGGCCCTGTTCATCTTTGCGCGACCTCTCGCTCGTTCCTTTGCCATCCAAACCGGATCTAATTTCTTTCTGGCAGTGTGATCGGCGATGTCCTTTTTGGCGCAATCCTTGCACTTTCCAAGAAGACCATCACCCATTCGTGGGTGTCGATAGAACTCGCTTCGCTCTTTCTCTTGACCGCATTTGAAGCAGCGTTTCATCAGAACGGAATTTGAGACTCTTCGTCGCCACCATCCTGATTATGCTTCGGTCTGGTGTCGGCTTCCTCCAGATGCTTCCTCGCCTCCTCGCAGGCTTCCCCAAACTTCACCGACTCCTCCGACGGGGGCCGTCCTTTGAACGGCTCCGCTTTGAAGTTGGAAACAATGCCAAACCAGTAGCGGTTATCGAGCCGGGCGATTTGCCCCAAAGTGAGTCCCTTGTAAGGCTTCGCCTTGTCCTTCGGGGCGAACGGCAGCTTGGCGAACATCCACTCGTGCTCCTCGTACGCCTCTTTCTTTGGGTCATCCTCCTGCCATTGCGTGCCGCACTTCTGGCACCAACGAGCCCCAATCAAATCGTCGTGAGTCTTGATTGCGGTACTCGAGCAGGATGGGCAAGTATTGCCGGTCTTTGGTGTGGCCGCAGCGGTCTTAGCTGGCTCCGGGTCCGGGGTGCGCGGCATCGGGACAAACCCGCGCTTAATCTCCTCCTCGAACTCTGGCGGGCAATTCGCTGCCATCGCCTTGACCGCCGTGCAATGGGCATCGAAAAGCTCTGCTACGCTGGCCCGGATGGCATTTGGGTTGTAGCCCTCGAACATCTTCTCCGCCGTGGCGTCGGCGAAGCTTTCGCACCCATGTTGGCTGTCGCCGCTTGGCAGAATCCAACCTTTGTCCACGGCGTATTTCCACCATGCCCATTCGGTTTCAGGGTCAACCAAGGCCAGCAGCCTCGTCTTGCAGTTCTTCAGAAAGGTGGCGGAGTCGAATTTGGCGTCAGTCCCATTCTTCACGGCAGCAGGCGCCGCTGTAGCGCCTTGGGGGGTAGCAGCCGCTTTCTTGGCTGGGGCGGGTGTTCGGGGCGGAGCCGTCCGCGGCGCGTCCTGCGGCGTTTTAGGAGTCTGTTCGGGAGTTCCATTCTCCAAATCTTGCGTAAACACCTCTGAAAGCCCACCCATACGCAGCGTCGCGTCGATATGGGCTGACTTACAGGCCATTTTCAGGGCCTTGTTCAAATCCCCGTAATCATGTTCCACGCTTCGACTACCTACCCCAGCGGCAACGATGGCACCGGCCGGGCTGATGAGTTCGCAGCGGATGATGAGTGTTTCAAGTTTCTTGCCAGCCAAGGCAGCCGCCTCGTAGTCGGAAAGGGTTGGGAAAGTCACCGTGACATTGAGCATACCGCAAATCTTCTCGGCGCCAGGCTTCCAAAGGCTCGGCTTGCTGGGACCGCGCTTGGTAGGTATCGAGCCGTAGTCCGTGCCTTCGACAAGGGCGGATCGAATCCACGCCATTAGCAAAGCACGATTAGCTTTTCGGCGATCAAGTCCAGCAGCGAAGGCAGCAGGCTCCAAATCCATTGGGTTTGCGGATACCAATGCAGCGGATTGCACTTGGTCGATAACTTGTAGTTCTGTGCTCATTGTTTTGACTTCTAAAGGTTTATGCTATGCAATTGAGGCATTAACCTGCCGAGTTTCACATTCGGAAGCCGACTGATCCTGCTGCGGCACGGTGGCCACGTCGAGTATTTGGTCGTTCATTGTGTGTCCTCCGCAGGGGTCCACCACTCGTCTTCTTGACGTGGCACCTCTTCATCCACCGGCCTAGCCGGCTTGGGATGCTTCGGCGTCCCGAATGCTGGCCCGCTAAAGATGTGCTTGGTGTACTCGCGAACCAATTCTGGTCCACCTTCGACCGTCATCATTTCGCGTTGCAGCCGATCCCAGTTCTCTTGGCCGCGATGGTACACTTTCGGATCATCGCTCATCGCGTAGAACCAGTCGTGACACGCAAGCGCCCGATAGAGTTCGGTGATGGTCATAGCGCCTCCTTCGCGAGAACTTCCTCAAGCATCACCCCCGTACGGTTGTGTTCTTCATTCAATGATTCGAGTTTAGTCAATGCCGCCTTACATGCCCTGACCAATTCGTCGTGAGTATTCCAGCAGTGCGCGAGGCGGGCGGCGTTGGCTTTGACTGTTTCCCATTCATCTGCTGTTAGAGATGCCTCCCGACCGCATATATCGGCCATCGCTAAGTGTGGTGGGATGTTTAGCTCAAGCTTGACTCTCCCAGCAGAGTCCAGAGCTTCCTCAACCAACAACTTACCCGGCGAGTGTCTCATACCGTGATCTCCAAAGGCTGTTTCATCTCCGCCAGCGAGCCGATGATGTTTGCTTCGAGTTCACGGGCAGCTTTGCCCGCCGCCGCGGTGATGACTGGGCCTATAAAGCCAAGTATTTGCTCTGAGATGCCGGGATCAAGGACGAGTTTCACGCCGTTCTTGTGGCCGTCTTCGTACTTGATGGTGACAATGTATTGTCCGGCATTCAGGGCGTACGAGGGCTGTAGTTCGATTTCGAGTGTTTGGAGTTTCATGATCTGTCGTTTTTCTAAAGTCGGCACGGTTGTTAGAGGTGAAGAGAGCGAGACGAATCGCTCAAGAACCCAGGGGCGTTGCCGCTACCCTCAACCGTGCCTATATGGTTTGTATTTAATTAAGAGTTGAGTTGCAAGGAAATTATCTTAGTTATTGCCTGATTCTGTGTTCTGGTATGGCTACGTAGACTCTCTTTCGACCAGCTTTGGTGCGGACAGTTGTCCAGCCCAGAACGGTTCGGTTGTCTTGATCCATACGATCAACGATCATGGTATGCAGATTTCCAGCGTCATCCTCGAAGTACATTTCCTGTTTGGGTGTTAATTCTTCAGGCTTCATTCTGATCAACCTTATAGGCTTCCATTGAAGCGGTTTTGACTTCATTCAGAGCGGCAATGACCGCGTTCCCAATGCCATGCGGGTCGTTCTGATTCTGAGTGTGGAAAGCAATCGCTTTATCAATGGCCCCAATGAAGGTCCGCTGTGCTCCATTTACAGACTGTGCAACTGGCGGCAATGCAGCGGACAGTTTCTCCGCTTCGCCAGCTAGTGCATAAAGGCATCTATTGGCCGGTTGAAGCTCCGGCAGGACATCGCGTAAATCGTGCAATTCCTTTTCGACATATCGAAGCGCCGAAAGTGCGGACCTGGCTGCTGGGATAAGCGCCTTGAGTTGTTCTTCTGCGTTCATGCAACCTCTATTTGGCGTTCCTGCTCCGCCAGCTTGTGCAGTTGCATGTCCTCAAGGTCAGATACGAACAGGAAGCCTAGTTCCTGAGTCTTGATGATGCAGCCATGTTTGTGCTTCGCGTGGTCAGGCAGGCAAAACAGGCCCCACAACTGGCTTGTGGACGTGTAAGCGGTTTGCGTGAAGCCCAAGGACTTCGCGATCTTCTCCGCGAATTCGATGTCAGCTTCGGTCATTTCGATCTGTGTGATCGGCGGTGTCGTCGTTTTCATGTGTCTTTTTCTATGGTGGGTTAGGTGGTGGCTTTGGAGTGTTTGGCGATGAGTGCGCGGGCTTTAACCAGTGGACCAGCTACAAGCCCAGCGTCCTCTAAGGCAGGAACGCAACCCTTTAGGGCTTCTAACAACTCCGCCTTGTCCGCCCGAAGCGTGGCGAGTTCTGCGGCCATGTCTTCGGCCTCCTTTCGCCATTGCGCCCGGCCACGTTCCAGCATGTTACAGGTTAGAACCAGATCGGAGTGCGACATGCCTTCGCGGTTGCCATCAATGGCCGCGATCAGACTGTCCGATTGTGAAATAGCCGTGCGGCCTATTCGCAATTCATCCAACAGCGGCTTGAGTTGCTTTGTGATTAACTCTGCAACCTCAAAAACGTTCGGCTTTTTAACATCGTTTGGCCACAAGCTGCCGTGAACCAATTGCATTGCGGTTTCGTATATCGTGGCGTGCGGAACTTCGCCGCCAGTGTGTTTGGTTTCGGTGTTCATGGTGTGATTAGAGGCAGAAGCCGCACAGTTGATCGGTTGTCATTCTGACCAGTCCGAATTCATCGCGGACCATGAACACGGGTTCCGCCAGTTCCAAACCATCGGCAAAGCGACTGACGCCAAGCAAGGCAAGGCATTTGCCATCACTGCGCCGATACGCGGTCTTGTAGAGATGAGCCTTGCCTGCAATCTCCTCCCAAGTTGGCGATAAATGTTCACACCAATCCCAAGGATATTTCGCAGTCATGGTCTTCATCGCGCACCCCCTTCAATGCTCGCCCAGCCTCGCGGCGCCACGCTGAACTGTTGCGGTATCGAATTGGCCAGCAGTCCAGAACAGGCCTTGCCATCCTTGAGCAACTGGCAAGTCGTGTATCGCCTGCCATCCGCTGCAATGAAGTCCAGCCCTACCGTTGTAATTTGTTTCGTCATGTCTTTTCCTAAGGGTTGGAGGGTTACAGGCAATTGGAGTTGATCGTTACGTCCGCGTCAGGATTGAGCCGCGCAATCTCGCGCATCACCACGGCCGGCAATGCTGCCGCCGTAAACGCCGTCGGAATTGTGGCGGTCCCGAACAAGTCGATTTGCTCTGGATCGGGCTCTCCGTTGATCGTAGTCGTGGCAGTCCAACCCTTTGAACTTCTGTGAAGTGATATTGCTTTCATCGTCTCTGTTTTTTCCTAAGTTACTGTCAGTAATGTTATTACTACTGACTGAAGCCAATGTCTCACACGTTAATTAAATATGCAAGCCGTATTTAATTAATCTTTCTGGCGTCAATCGTTCCTTCGCGTTACGGTTCCCATCAAATGGCGCTCACCTCGCAACAAGCCCGCGAACTGGCCGCAAAACGCATCCGCCCGGGCGGACGCTCCGCCCGCTCCGAATTGCTTGAGATGCAACAATTGCTCCTTAAAGACATCAGAAACCCAAAGACGGAACCTCATATCCGCGCTCAGTGCGCCAGAGCATACGACGTCTTGGAGGAACGGCTTCGCATTATCTCCGGGCGATCATTGCCTCCGATCCTGCGCGAGATGCCACTGCCGAAGGAACGAGCACGCAAGGCGCCTTCCGTCCTGCCATTGCCAGAAGTTCCGAAGGAATCTCTTTCCCAAGGCTGACCGTCCCGGCGGGGTGGCAGTGGGAGAGGCTGGAGATTGAGGCGGTGGTCGAGTTAAGGTTCCGTCCTTCTCTTACGAGAACATTACATGGTAATCTTGTCAGAAAAACTGGGTAGTATTTCGGACACAGATTCGATGTAAGTAGGGGATATAGACTGAAGTTACGTGGAATTGGGTTGGATGAGTAGATACACTCCACCCCTACCCTAGGATGGAGCAGAACCAGCGTGGCGCGGGCTGTGGCGCAGGGGGCGAACGGCTGTAATCCCTATGTGCTGGAAACGCTCTGGCTTTGTTTGCGGGGCGAATGTGCGTGCCGCATTAGGCCACCGGCTGTCGGGTCCGACTTGCTAGCGATAACCAGCCTCAGGTCTTTGGCAGCGTCCACGGCATGTTCATGGCAAACGGAGCCGGCCCATACCTCGCCGAGAAAGGCGTGGAAACGGGACGGTTTGTTGCAGGATGAACCTTTGCCTGTGGGCCACTGACAGGGCTGAAGCCGGCGCGTAGTTGAGTGAATGGTTTTCACCGCGCTAGTGCAGTTAGGAGGGAACCTTGCGGCACCTCTACCCTCTCCCCCGATACCTGATTCATGGTGCCGGGGTTAGTCTCTCGCATTTTGTTTGTCTTCGTCCGATGGCTGTTGTGCAAACCATCAGCAGAATACCCACCTTGCCTGTAACGGTGGGGGGAAAGGAAACCGGGCGGATAGCCACGTCTGTGAGACGGCCCTCGCTGCACTGGCCCAGTTCCGCTCACAGCGGTTAGGCCAACGTGCCTGCCCGGTAAAGGAAACGGCCGCCATTCGTCGCACAAGGTGTGAAGCAAGTGAGGACAGGCTCGGGCCGGTCGAGTTGTTCCTGTCTGGCAAAGTTGGTCTTTGCAACGGTCGTCTTGCTTCACGGCTGTCTTTTGCTCCTTCCGCTGTTCCGACGCAAGAACTATTTTCGAGAACCATCGTTTTGACCGGTGGGGAAATCCCCCGCTTGTCTTGGGTTGATGCGTTGGAGTAAGGTGGTGTATGCCAGATAATGCATCGACCGAGTTGGCCCTCATCAAACTGTTGAGTGATCAACTGGCCGCTGTCCAGGGCTTGTCTTCCAGGGTGGAACACCTGGCGGAGCGCCTTGGGCGTCTGGAGCATCAATCACAACATCGACACGACCAAATTATGACCGCACTCGAAACACTTACCGCCTCCGTCATGGCGGCTACCACTGAACTGACTGAACTGACCACCGCCGTCAACGCGGCTGTGGTTGAACTCGGCGCCGATACGCCGACCGATGCCCAGTTGCTCACCCTGGCCGCTGCCATCGACGCGAACACGGCCAACGCCAAGACGCTGGCTGACGTGCTGAACAAGGCCGTGACGCCTCCGGTGGTCACTCCGCCGACGGTGTAAGCAATCCTCCGAACCGTTTCCAAACGCGACGGGCGCCCCTCATTAGGAGAAGGGCGCCCGTTTTGCTTTTATGCCCACAGCAAATCGCGCAGCCATTGGCGCAGACTGCGACGTTTCGGCTTCGGCGGCTTGGGTTGCCAGTAGTTGGTCTGGCAGAGTCTCCTTATGGCAATCACGCAATAGAAACCGAATCTCGAACAGTGATTGTACTCCGGCCCGGCAGTGTCCCTGACGCAATGAGCGCACGTCTGGCAGTTCTTGATCGGCGAATTGTGGTGCAGTGTGGAGTTCACTATTCCTCTCCCGCTTGCGCCGGAATGACGACCGGTGCCACCACAGGATCGGGCTTCTGATTCTCGGCATACCACTGCGCCCGGGCTTCCAGCATCGTGTCCGCTCGCCAGTAGCGCAGGCGGCTGATGGAAAGCGGCTGGCCGGGGAACTTCGCACCGTACGCTTCCCGCAACGTCTCCAGCTCCGTGTCGCTCATCGGAGCCGCAGCGAAGTAGTCGCGCAATGACATGCCGAAAGCCATGTCCAGATCACCCGCCGGTCCCATCGAGGATCGTGGAAACGCCGGCCCTCCATCTTGTGCGCTCACTTTGCTGCCTTCTTCCTGCCGCGTTTGCGTGGGGTGATTTGTTCGACCTCACCATCGGTCAGTTGCAGCGGCTCCACGGCGTCGATGCAGGGCCAGAACAGTTGCCCGTAGGAATCCATCACCAGCTTGGCCTGCTCGATCTCCAGCGAATTACTACCGTGCCGGCCGGCGACCAGCGCGAACCAGCCCACTTCGACGTCATGCTTGCGCAGTTTCAACTTCGGCCGCTTCAGGTCATCCCGAATCACGACTCCATCCTCATCGGTCTTCACTTCTAGGTGATGCATCTCGTGGTCTAGCAGTGCCCGCCGCCGGGCTGGCGTGGCGTCCTCCCACCAGTCGCCGTCGAGACATACCTCGGCGTCGCCGCGGCCCATGACTCGATCCTTGATGCCCAGCTTTCGGGTGATGCCAAGGGCGCGAATGCCATGCTTGGTCAGGGCGTGCCCTTTGGATTCTCCGTCCTCCCCGACTTCAGCAAAGGCGAATAGGAAGTCGATCTTCACCTTGGCTTCTACGATGGGTTTGTAGGAGATGAACTCTTCGAGGATGGCCTCGGCCATGTCACGGACTTCAGGTGGTGCTTTGCTATAGGTGCTCATTTTGGTTTTGGTGGTTTGGTTAAGATGCCGACCAGTATGGACGGCGGTAAAGGTTGCTGTCGCCCGTCAATGCAGCGCCAAAGATGCAAGCATCCAGCGTGGTTGTTGACGTATTCTGATTCCGGCGGGTGAAATTGAACGACACAATCTTCGGGTTCCCAGAACAACCGCTTCACTTCGCACATCAAATCCCATTTGGGAGGTGTTGTCGGATGATCCTGCAAACTCACTGAGACGTGCTGCCATCCTTCGCCATCGCTGGCGATGACCTTAACTCTGGCACCGCAGATCCACAAACAGAAGGCACCATTGAATCCTAGATTGTCGTCCGATGCGAACATGCCAGTGCGCACTCGTCCGCGGTTGATTAACTCCCAGTTACTCATACTCCAATTCGCTGTACGGCATCCAGCCATTCCTTGGCCCGTTGGTCCGTCCAACGCTCCGTCGGCTCACAGCCGAATGGACAGCGGAGTTCTTCGGTAATCCCCCACAGTCGGCAGATGGCCGGGCGACGATCGTACACGGAACACGCGCCGTCCTTGAGCAGCGGACAGATGAGTGTCGCGCTGGGTGTGCGGGTGTGAAATCCTACGCCGAACTTAAGTGGAATCTTGTCGCAGACCAGTTCCGGCAGCCTCTTGGCTTCGAGGCGCGTCATCATGATCGGCCCGCAGCACTCCTGGCACTTCCGCTGGCACTCGATCTTAGGGAGCATCGCGTAAAGGGCTTCGAGCGCGGCGAGTTTCGCGGTGTTGTTCACAGCAGTTGCCTTTGGATGGCCGTAACCCGAAGCAGTTCGTCGAAGGTGAGAGTCGTTGTCTTCTGCGAGTGCCAGCGGCGCACCACGAGCCCCTTTCGAGTCAGGCTGAACCGATACCGTTTGCCATCAACCTCGACGACGACCTTCGAGAGGTTGACATGGCGGCGGATGGCCTTGGGCTTGTCGTCAGTGGCGGTTACAATGCACCACACCTTCCTTTGTGGCCTTTTGGCTTTTTGCAATGTCGAGTCCCTGACAGCCTCCAGCCGTAAAGAAGAATTCGATACCTCTTACCGCACTTTGGTTTTAGATTGTTGGCGGTAGCGGTCACATCAGCCCCTTCTTCTTGAGTTCCTCGATGATGTCAGCCTCCGTCTCAGCGGCCATGATGGTAATCGTCGCGTTCTCCAGCAGTGGATCGTTCTTCACCGGACCAATCGACAGCGGATGCTTGGCTCGAATCTTGTCCAGGTTTTCGCCGGATAACCCGACCAGAATGAAGTGATGCCCGTTGACGAAGTTTCGACCAAAGATCATCGACGCGCCTTCCGCTTGGTCCGGCGCCCGCTGCGCTCGCTGTCGAGTCGCCCCACGCCGTAACGACGAAGCACGACGAACGTCGCCGCGTCCTTCAGGTACTGGTTCCAGCTTTTCAACAGTGGGTTGCAGTCTTTCATTGCGTTCTCCAAATTCTCACCACGTCCTTCTCTGCCTCTGCGGTGAACTCCCTTTCTGGCCATCGCGCATTTGCCCACCAGATCAATGTGCTAACCGAACTCATCGACGTTTTCAGTGGGAATGAATGACCGACTTCGAGTTGACCCATAGCTTCCTGCCGTTCGCTCTTTCGCAGGCGATGTTTCCTCTGCTCGTGTCCCTTTGGAATCGGATGGCTGTTCGTGATCTTGATGCTCATGCTTCACCTTAATTAAAATAAGGCTTGCCATTTGGCAAGGCTTAATTAAACATGGCTCGCATGACGCAAGAACTCGTCCCCACCACCGGAATGGAACTGGAGGTATCCGCCACCACTCCATTGGAAATGTCACAAGCTCAGGACAAGCTAATCGCTTGGTGCAATCACAAGATTGAAGTGATGAAGCACGAGGCGGTCGAACTTGCTGAAAACCTCGCCATCGCGATCAAGAATAAATGGAAGACGGACACGCTCCGGCGCCATTCCGTTCTCGCGACAAATCGCGTGACGTTCTACGAGAAAATAAAAGCGGCGTTGGAAGCGGGTTACTGCATCGTTCCGAATTTTCCAATCGACCTGTTCGCCATACGAACTAATCGCAAGAAGCCAAATAAGAAGTGGCATTTCGGAACCTACGAAGCCGGATCTTGGCATTTCATGCAGACAGCCGCTCAACTTCCGGTTGGTGAAGGTGAGTATAAATCGGTGCATCCTTTGGTGCAAACTGACGTGGATACCGAGGTGAAGGATGGCGCCACGAAGAAGTCTTACGCCGAACACGCCACAGATTTCGATGATGTCACATTCCCGATCCAGATGGCCAAACCGAAGATCATGGAAGCCACCAGTCAGGCAATGGCGTTGAAAATCTTCGACCAGTTCGGGTTGTTCGCACCGGGCACAGGCGATCCGATTATCACCGGAGAAATCGTTGATCCTCGAAATAATCACAAGAATCCGGTGCATATGCGGCGCGTGACATTCATCATCGCGTGGCATCTCAACGTGCGCGACTTGTGACCCGTGAAGAACTCAAAGCCAGATACCCGAACGCCTCAGAAAGTTTCCTGCGAGCCAACGCCACGCCTGCTGCTGTGGGTGGATTACAGAATACCGTCCCTGAACCGTCTGTTCGGAAGTCCACTTCGATTCAGAATGAGAGCCAAGAACGAAGCCCAGTTGGCCCTCGACTTCGCGTTACGATTACGAGCTACCGATGCCGCCTACTTGATGCGGACAACCTCTGCCCAAAGTTCCTCATCGACGCCCTGCGATACCAGCATCTTATTACCGACGACTCACCAGAACACATCATCCTCGAAGTCCGACAGCAGAAGGTTGCGCACAAAACCGAAGAAGGCACAGTCGTCGAAATAGCCCCATGCCTCTGAAGAACCCAAAGCCAAAGACCAAACAGCAATTGGAGGAACTGCTGGAGTTGATCGAGTGGAGGATTGATTCGTACTTGCCGTGTCTGTGTATGGTGTGCCGAATGGAAGTGGCGCTTTACCTCTCTCAACGCGACGCCATTCTCTGGGCGCTGGGCAGGAAGCCGAAGGACTTCTGCCACATGATCCGCGTTCTTAACCGCAGACACTCGACCGAAACCAAGCATCAACACTCGCACGCAGAATGAGGATGCTTGCGAAAACGCTGGAAACCGTGACGAATAGCCGCTTATGGCACATCTGAAGTCACGCACCGAACATCCGCCTTACTCGTTTCAGTTTCTCCAGCCTGAAACCGGGCAGTCTTCACCCATCGTCGGCTCCTTTAACCACGTCGTTGAGCAGGTGATGATGCTGCGTCAGGCCAACTCGTTCCTGGCGGAGAGACATGGCTGGCGTCTGGATCGTGAGGGTGTGGAGCACGAGGTAGATCAGTACAACACGGCTCGTTGCATCGCTGGCGGCTGGTTGAACTTCATCATCCAGGACGACGCGACGCCGGCCGCTCCGACCTATGTGATGCCACCACCGGCTCAAAAAAAAACAAGTGTTGTGGGAGCAGTTAGAAACGTGGCGGCTGGAGTTGGCGTGCTCCTCGATTGGCTCGGGAGTGGTGGCAAGGCTGTCCAGCAATCGCTCGCGGACGCCCGGGCGTCGATTTGTGCGGGCTGCCCGAAGAACAACGGCGGAAGCATCCTCGACTATTTCACGAAACCAATCGCGGACAAGATTCACACGCAACTGGAGATCCGCGGAGATCTTCAACTGCGCACTCCGCACGACGATAAACTCACCGTCTGTTCCGTCTGTGACTGCCCGCTCAAGCTCAAGGTATGGGTGCCGATGGATCACGTCCTCGCCCACACATCAGAAGACACCAAAACCAAACTCGATCCTCGCTGCTGGATCCTAAAAGACACATGAAAATTAACACCATCACCGTCACTGCCGGTCGTACGTTCAACCATCCCCACGAACAATACTCGAATCTCCGACCGGAAGTGTCCATGACGGCCACACTGGATGAAGGAGAAGATGCGGCGACGGCAACCAAGGAGCTTCAGTCGCGTGCGGAGGGACTCGTCGAGGATCATAAGCGCGGGCTGCTTACGAGCATCGAGGAGCTTTACCAACTCACAGCCCGACACGCCGAGATGCGCGGTCTTCAAACGGAGCTTCAGCGTGCTCAGAACAGGTTGGCGGAAATACGAAAGGAACATCCGACGCTACAACTCGAAGGCTGATATGAATCGTGCGACTGAATACCTGAAGCGACACGGCGAAACAGTTGCCGACTGGGAAGGCAATTGCGGTTCGCTTGCTGATAAGATTCAGGAACATGGGGATGACATGATTTGGGTTGAGGGCGCTGGAATTCAGTGGCGCTACCACATGGTCGTTTTGAGTGGCGGGCTGATTCACGACGCATGGTGCGATGGCGATGCGCTTCCATTGCCAGAGTGGCTTGCGAAAATGTTTGGTGAAGAGTGGGTGGAAGTGTCCAAGAACGGTAATGATGCCTTTTACGAAGGGCCAGCGAACAAATTTACCAATGCCAACTGAAACCAAACAACTCACCGCCGAAGAGGTTCTTGAAAGACTCAATGCGATCTACGAGTTCTCTGAGGAGCACGATAAGGGATGGGCTAACGAAGTGGCCAGCGACTTGAATCGGTTGATACGGTTCGTAATCAACCGCGATGATTTTCATGGGAACCAACTAGATGTTAAGTTTACATCTGCCGTTCTACGCATCGTCGAGCGCGTCGCCGAGTTCGAGGGCATCGAAGCGAAAGGAAAACCCAATGTCTGACAACAATCGAATCCACGTTCCTGGCAGGCAGCCTGAGTCTGAACAGCCGGTGAACATTCAACTTGGTCATGCCGAGGGCACCGTCAGGATTGTGTTCAATCCGCCAATAGCACGGATGAAATTGAAGCCTAGGGAAGCGAGGGCTCTAGCCGTATCGCTTCTTACCCACGCCGATCAAGCGGAATATCCACCGCCGATTATCGAGGTGCCCGGCGAATGATCGTCGTCGTTCCATTCTGCCCCGACGACGCCGATCAGGCGCTCGCGCTCCTTGAGTTCATCGGCCAACTCGGCGGCTGTCAGGAATTCAACTGCCTTCTCGTCGTCGATGCTGCGGTCGATTGGGGTAAAGCCGTGGACGCACTCACTTTGGCCAATCTAGCATTCAGAGGCGCTTCATTCATCACCACTGCCGAACCAGTCACCGGCTGGCCAGCCGGAGCCAATGCGCTCTGGCTTGTAGCCGCCAAGCACTGCAAGGAGAAGGGTGTGGATTGGCTTTGGCTGGAGCCCGATGCAATCCCGGTGAAGCGAGGCTGGCTGGTGGCCGTCGACAAGATGCGCAAGGGAAGCCGCTACTTTGGACAACTCTACATGTACCGTGAGCAGGTGATGAAGGTCATGTCTGGCATCGCCGTTTATCCGCCTGACGCATTCGACCTGATCGGACCTTGCATCGAAGCGCAACCCGCCAAGGCATGGGACGTGTCCAGTGCGGAAGCTATAGTGCCATTGGCCACCCACACCAAGCTCATCCACCATTTCTACGGTGAGAAGGACTTGGCCCCGACCTTCGTCGAGAATCGAACGGCCGAAACACCTCGAAACGCTTTCACATTGGATCAACTCCCTCCGGAAGCTGTCATCTATCACCGGAACAAGGACGGCACGCTGATGGGGTTGCTGAAGAAAAAGTTCAACATTGTCACCTCCGACAACTTCGTGGTGGTTCTGCCGTTCTGCATGATGGACGTGCTGCAACTCATCAAGAACCTGAAGTGGATGAAGACGCTCGGCGCGGACAAGACGCACGATTGCCTGCTCTCCTTCGACCTCACCACCAATGGTCAAGTTGTGAGAGAATCACTCCATCTGGCCAGAGAGGTGTTCGGAAACGTGCAGCAGACCTCGTATCGAATCCCACCGGGAACAGGTTTTCCGCAGACCTACGCATGGCAACACGCGGCCAGGGTGATGCAGAAGCTTGATCGTTCGTGGCTGTGGTTGGAAGCCGATGCGATCCCGCTGAAGAAACAATGGCTCACCGTGCTCCAGAACGTTTACGACAACTGCCGAATGCCTTTCGCCGGGCCGATTGTCGGGAAGGGGATGCATTGCAATGGGACTCCGACAATTCATCCACCGAATACACCCGATCTCTTGCCACGCACAATGTCTCATTGCGCGAACGCGTTTGACGTAGAGTGGAAAGACGAAATGGAAGGCAAGGTGAAGGACATTGGTCACATCGCCGTCGCTTACTGGGGGATCAAGAACGGCTATCTCAACGCACTCGAAGGCGAGGCTCCAAATTTCCCTCCCGGTAGCAACCATCTCATCAACCAAATCCCAAAAACCGCCGTCGTCTTCCATCGGGACAAAAGCGGTTCGTTAATCGACCGACTAACAATATGAACAAAATATTCCCAGACCAAATATTCGTCAGCCAAGAGGAAAAAGGAACTCCAGACGAATGGCTGCAAGTGAACAAGACCGCCGATGAAACCGCCAGTATTGGAGAAAAGAAGCGCGTAGGTCGCTATGTGCTGCATGAAGTCCTGACGGTCGAAACAAAAGTCATCGCATCCACACACAGCCTTCCAGCATCCGGCAAGCGTCGATGATTGGCCAACATGACCACTGACATCCTGATCGTCTCGTGCGCCAAACATTACCCGTGGCTCCGCTACGCACTCCTTTCGTGCAAGAAATTTGCCACCGGATTTCGGCAAGTGAAGGTACTCGTGCCGGAGGAGGATCTGTCCGCGATCACACCGCTACTCACTGAACTGTCCCAGATCGAAGGCATTGGGTCCAAGGTGCAGTGCTACGAGGACTGGCCGGGGAAAGGGTTCCTGCGCCACGAGCACGTCATCATGTGCTCCGACCAGTTCACCGACGCGGACTACATCTTTCACATGGATTCCGACGTGATGTTCGTCGAGCCGACGACACCGGAGGATTACATCAACGATGGCAAACCGGTCCTGCTCCATGCCACCTATCACTGGCTCGTCACGGAACAACAGGCGAACCTTGGAATGTGGAAGGATGGGGTGGAGAAAGCCTTGGGTGGAACGTCAGACCACGAGTTCATGCGTCGGCCGCAGGCGGTTCATTACCGCAAGACTTACGCAAAGGCTCGCGAGTGCATCGAAGCGCACACCGGCAAGAGTTGTGAAGACTACATCAAGTCTTGCGAGAACGCCTTTCCACAGACGTTCTGCGAGTTCAACACGTTGGGTGAAGTCGCGTGGCGCCATTTCCGAGACGAATACAACTGGCCAGACCAAGCACTCGGTCAGTTCCCGAAGCCGCACAAGGTCGTTCAGTTCTGGAGTCATGCCTCGCCAGAACAACCGCAAAAGCCGTACTACAAAGACCAGCCGTTTGAATGCACTCCCGAGAGCCTTTTGAAAATGCTATGAAATACCGAAAGAAACCCGTCGTCATCGAAGCTGTGCAGTTCTCGGCCATTGCGCCGCTCCCTGAAGGTGTCGAATACGATAGTAAGGGCAACGCCATCATCAAAACCCTTGAAGGACCACTTCGCGTATCAGATGGAGATTGGATAATCACTGGCGTAAAAGGAGAGCGTTATCCCTGCAAGCCTGACATTTTCGCCGCCACCTACGAACGAGAGGACGGCACACCGGTATGACTCCATTCAGCCTGTTACTCGACAAGATCCACCAAGGCGTAAATCCCTACGTCGGATTTCCCCACGGTTGGGAAGGCGTCTGGTACAACGACGGTGGAGCACAGCGCGAGATATTCGGCCAGTGTATCGGTCGTCTGAACCCATCGATCATCATCGAAGTCGGTAGTTTCTGCGGCGAATCGGCAATCCACATGGCCAAGCTCATCAAGGCTCAGAAGCGAGATTGCGCGATCCTCTGTGTGGATACTTGGGCCTTCGGTTACGACCATTTCCTCGGCGCTCGCGAGAAGATACGGCCGCACTTCGGCAGGCCGGACCTTTTCTATCGCTTCATGGCCAACGTCATCGCCAACGGGTGTCAGGACGTGATCGTTCCGTTCGCAATCGACAGCATCAACGGAGCGCGTGTGATTAAATGGCTCGGTCTTGTTCCGGGGCTAATTTATGTAGATGCGTCGCATGAAAGAGGAGATGTTCGGAGGGACTACGAGGCATACTGGGACTTGCTGCCAAGCGGCGGCGGGATGCTCGTGGATGACCTTACGGGCTGGTTCCCGGGCGTAGTAGCCGACTGGACAGAGTTCACCGCGGAGCATGGTCTTCTTCCCGTTCTCACCGAAGGCGAGAAGGCGCTCGTCGTGAAGCCATGAGAAAGACCGACCGAGTTTACGGCGCAATGGTCAAGTCGATCCGCGACGTGGCCGGAACCGGAAGGGAGTTCTGCGTCTGCGATTTTGAAAACTCAGTCCAGTATCGTCGGATGTTATCGAGGATGGTGAGCACTGGTGAACTCAAGCGGGTGCGCGAAGGTCGCGCTGGCAAAGAAATGACGGTCTATCAGAAAGCATGAAACTACCTAAGTTCATTCGTTGGTTTCTGGCTAGATTCCGTCTCAATATGAGAATCGTTTGCGAAGAGTCCGCAAACAAAGGGCTGATCGATTTCCATGATTATCCAGATGGCCATGATGGTCATCCGTGGCACATGATTCCGATTGAGTGTAAACGTTGCGGAAAGAAGTTCCTGATATGAAACGAAAACACAATAGCCATTCGATTCTGCTTCAGGCGATGTGCTTTCATGGCGTTCGGTGGGAGCCGTTTCCTGACAAGATTCGTGGTGAACTTTGTTTTGAAGGTCTGTGTTGGTGTACTGAGGTTGATCGATTCGGATGTCCAATTATTCCAAATAATCTACTGATTAAGCTGATTCCGCTAACAACTGCGTACCATGATCAGCCACAAGTTACATGAACCCACTACCAACCTACGTTGAGAGCGCGTTGACCGCCATCTTCGCCGATCACAACCTCATCAACATCCAGCAACACGAATGGGAGATGCGGACGTTCCTCGCGCTGGTGCTCGACGAATTGAAGCCAGAATGCACCGTAGAGCTTGGCACGTTCCGAGGATTTACCGGAGCCCTGCTGAGTCTCGTTACCTCTAAGAAGACCGTCTCCATCGACATCGAGGATCACAACACATACGTCAGCCGTCCTTACGGCCACAATCTTCAACTTATTCTGGACGACGCCACTACGGAAGCGTGCGTAAAACGGGTAATGGAGGACTCCTTCGGTTGCCCAATCGATCTGCTGTTCATCGACGACGGGCATTACTACGAAACCATCGCCAAGGAGTTCGAGCTTTGGGCGCCGCACGTCCGGCCCGGCGGCTGGATCGTGTTCCACGACATCAACCCGCTTGCGAACATCGGACCGCATGGCGTCCAGCCACCGGAGTTGCAGGTGACGAGATTCTGGAATGAACTCAAAGGCGATAAGAGGGAGATTATCGCTACTGAAGAACACTCAAAATACAAAGGGGTGATTCCGCATGGTGGGATTGGTATCCTGAAGGTGTGAACAACAAAACTTGGAGGCATCTATGGTGAACACGGACTACGGCTGTGAAATCAACGCGACTCGACACTGCAATTTAAGGTGCGCCCAATGCAATCACGGCTCCGCCTTTGCTGATGTTTACTACATGCCGGTGGAAGTTCTTAAAGAGGATTTGCAGGTGATGAAAAATCATCTCAGAACGAAACTTCTCCTGGTTCAAGGTGGAGATCCTTTGATTCACCCAGACGTTGTTGAACTTCTTCGGCTTTGCATTGAAAGCGGAATCGCGAAGCAATCTGGTCTTCTGACAAACGGAAAACTTTTGAAGCGGATGGGCGACGATCTGTGGGCGTTGCTTCGAGATGGGCATTGTGAACTTCGCATGAGTTGTTATCCCGGACTAGATCCTGACATTGTTCCTTGGATTCAGAGGAAGGCTGATGAGTGGGGATTTTTCGTGCGCCCGCAGGAAATCAACAGCTTCAAGCCAGTGTTTGCGTCCGTGCCAGACGGAAGCACGTATCATGGTTGCGGGTGGAATCGCTGTTTAACGATTCATTCCGGCTATTTTTATCTGTGTCCGCTTTCCGCCTTCTGGCCTAAGCAATACATGAAACGTGCTGAACGCTGGAAGGACATCGACCCACACGTAGATGGAATACCTATTCCCGGAATGACCGATGAGAAATTGCAGGAATTCCTGAACCGAAGACATCCGTTAGAGTCGTGCAAGATCTGTTCCGGTGGCCGAGGCCCAGACGTTCCGCATCATCAGAACAAGAATAAGGAAGAATGGGAAAAAGAGGCTGGGGTTCAGGAAGCGTTAGCATGAACACGAAGCTGGTGCCATTGACACAGGGACAATTCGCCATCGTCGATGAGTGCGACTTTGATCGCGTCACACAGCACAAATGGCACGCTACAAAAAGATCGAATGGAGGCTTCTACGCCCAACGGACATTGCGAGTGGTGAGAGTGAACGGGAAGAGGGTAATTCAGCAGATGGCTCAGTTCATTCTGGATACACAGCAGATGGTAGATCACAGAGACGGCAACGGCCTTAACAACACGAACCAAAACCTCCGTCCATGTACTCCGCTGGAGAACACAAGGAACAAGCCCGCAGGCTCCAATAACAAGTCTGGGTTCAAGGGTGTCTATCCCACCATAAAAACAAAAGGCAGGTGGTCCGCAGCGATCTATCTGTCTGGAAAGCAGCGGTACTTGGGTTCGTTCGGGAAGCGAGAAGATGCGGCCCGTGCATACGATGCTGAAGCGGTGAAACTGTTTGGACGATTCGCCAGATTGAACTTCCCAACTACCGATAACCCCATTTCAGCGCAGAGAGAAATCGCGTGAAGGAACTCTCCATCTGGCTATTTTGCATCTGCCGTGATGAGTCTCGGCTGATGCCTTATTTTCTCAGGCACTACGCACCGTGGGTTACAAAGTTCGTGTTCTACGACGATATGAGCGTTGACGGAACACGGGACATCATCCGGTCTTGTCACACTGCGGAGTTGCGCGAGTGGCCACACGAGAGCGGCATCCAGGATGACAAGTTTCTGGAGTTCGCCAATGAAGCGTGGAAGGAAGCCCGCGGCAAAGCGGATTGGATCGTATTCGTCGATGCCGATGAGTTCCTTTACCATCCTGCCATCAAGGACGTGTTGCGGCGGTATCTCGCCGATGACGTTGAAGTGCCACAGATCCAAGGCTACACGATGGTATCGAAGTCGTTCCCGACGACTGAGGGCCAGATTTACGATGAGGTTCGCACGGGATTCCCTGACGGCATCTGGAGCAAGCCGGCCGTATTTAGGAAGCACATGTGGTGGACGGTTGGTCGGCACGGGCCGGACTACGCTCAGTTCAACCCTCGAAGTACACCCACCGCCGAGATCAAACTGCTCCACTACCGCGCTCTCGGTGCGGATTACGTGAGATGGCGACATGCCCGCAACTGGGCACGAGTGCCGGAAAGGTGTAGGGCGTTGAATCTTGGAACCAACACGAGCCCTGAGTACACCGGGCATCACAGCGTCGCATGGTTCGATGAGGCAATTGGTAAGGAATGGCCGGAGGTGATATGAGCACAAGCATCGGCATCGGTGACATCGCCAAGAAGGCTGCTTTAGAGTGGCTCCACGAAGTTCAGGAGCACGAAGAATTGATGCGTAAGCCAGTAGGCGACTGGCCAGATCGAACGGCTCAATTGGCCATCCACATCCAGACTGCTATCAACGAAGCGATTGTAACAATTCACGGCGGTTGAATTATGAAACCAGTACTCGTAAGCACATGGGGACCGACACCGAAGAAGTATCTGGGCGCCTTCCTCGACACCGCGAAGCGTCAGGGACTCGACCCGCAGAACTTCGACTCGGAGGACTGGCCCGGCGCCGACTGGACGACGATTCCGTGGTATCGCAAGAGCGAAGGGCAGGCGCGGTTCGTCCGCGAGAACGCCGACAAATACACGCACTTCGTTTTCACCGATTCCTACGACGTGGTGTTCGCGGCCGGCATGGGCGAAATCATGGCGAAGTTCGAGAAGCTCAACTCGCCCATCGTGTTTGCCTCCGAGTGCTACTGCTGGCCAAAGCAGGAACAGGCGGCGCTCTACCCGCCGACGATTCACCGTTGCAAATATCTCAACGCCGGGATGTGGATCGCGACGACTGAAGCGGCTCTTCCGTTCACGGAGGAACTTGCGGCCATCGCCTCGAAGCGGGAGAAGGACGATCAACAGATCGTCGTGGACATGTTCCTATCGGGGAAACACCCCATCGAACTGGATCGCACCTGCTCGCTGTGTTTCTGCATGAATATGGGATCGGACAAGCTTTTGGACTTCAGTGAGCCAAGACCGAAAGCGAAGGACACAAGCGAGTATCCGTGCCTATTTCACGCGAACGGAGCTTCCCCATTACTGGAAGTCATCCGACACATCGCACCATGAAGATCCTAATTTTCGTCCTGACCTACAATTGCCGCGATGTCCTTCCGTATTTTTTACGCCACTACGAGACGTTCGCCGATGAGATTTCCGCTTTCGACGATCACAGTACCGACGGCACTCGCGAGATGCTCAACGCCCATCCAAAGGTGCTCGTACGCGAGTGGCCACACGAGAGCGGGATCAACGAAGACCTGTTCCTTGCGCACTGGCAGGAGTGGTATCCGAAGGCTCGTGGAAAGTTCGATTGGGTGATGATCCCTGACAGTGACGAGTTCATCTATTCGCCGGACATGCTGGGCACCCTGAGTCTGGCGAAGTCGGTCGGGATACAGGTGATCAAGCCGTCCGGTTACAACTTGCTGGGAGACGGGTTCCCGAAGGACGACGGTAAAAGCCAGATTTACGAACTGAATCCGATGGGAGTTGCGGCGCCGGTTTATTCTAAGCCCGTGGTTTTCCAGCCAGACATCAGGATCAACTGGATTCGAGGGAAGCATGATCTTGAGAACTGCAATCCAATCGTCGGACGCGAGACAGGGATGAAGCTGCTGCACGCCCGTTACTTTGGAGCCGACTACACGCGATCCAAGAATGCGAAGAACTACGGCCGATGCGGCCTAATCTCTGGTGACAAGGGCGCGGCCTGGAGTTGCTCACCGGGTTACGATGGTGCCGACAAGGAGCACTCTCCGACGTGGGCCGAGGAAGCGAAGAAGAAAGCGTTCAACGTGGTGACACTATGACAGTCGATGATCTTAAACGCCTTCGTTCTCACATCGACGTAGCAATCGAGATGAGTGAATTCGGAGGACTCAAAACCATGACGAAAGACGAGAAGTGTGCCTTCAAGGCGAAATTCGGAGATGCTGATATGGTAATCGGTGATTTCATCATTCGTATGTGCAGACAACACGAGGAAGGACCACTAATCGTATGAACTGCGACAAATGCGGAAAACCAAGTGATGAACTGCCGTGGTATCACGTAACCCGTAACGATGAGCGTCATGCGTTCTGTTCCCGTCGTTGCCTTGTGGAGTTCATCGCGCCGGAATTGACCAAAGCTGTCGTCGTAAAGCAGTGGGTGCCTACACCAGAAGAGGAACGTCGCATGTCGGAGGAATCAACGTGAGAACCGTAAATTCATGGTTTACCTTCGAGGATCGCTGCTTTTTGTGTGGCGAGATGATTGGCGGAGTAAATGGTAATCTTACCTTACATCTCCAAAGGCACATTCGAGAAGTCTACCTCAACGACGAGTTGGAACAGACCAAGCCTCATCCTGTCGGATTTCCTGGGACAACAACCGCCATGTTCGAGCCGTACATCTCAGGGCTGACCGCTGTCTCATCATTCCGCGCTCTCGACGATTCCGCCGAGGTTGCCGAGAATCAGTTACGCGCCAAACGCTCATGGGACTTGGTGTTCGACCGTATTCTTCTATTCGGAAAGCGCGATGAACGACTTGCATCTCCAACCACTGATTTCATCCCGAGCCTAGATTTCCCTAACATCGCATCAATGGCACTCGTTGCTTCGGCTCATTTCGTTCCAGTCTGCTTGCTCAACGCCGACATCGTTGTGGCACCAGACCTCAAGGTGATGGTCAACAAAGCATGGGCCAAGGGAGCGGTGGCGATGACGAGTCAACGGTTGGAGTTCGACCCGAAGACCGAGGACTACTTCCGGGCGCGGGTGGTTGACTACGGCTGCGACTTCTTCTGCGCGAAACCCGATGTGTGGAAGCAGGTTTACAAGGCGATCCCACAGCAGTTTCGTATAGGCCACCAACGCTGGGATCAATGGATGCTGAACTTCCTTTGGCACACCTATCGTCGCCGGTTTGTGGACATCACGACGTTGGGGCCAATCTTCCATCCTAAGCACGAAGGCCGAAAGATGCCGCACCACATTGATGTTACAGGGGTGAACTTCTACCAGCAGATCGGCTTCCCGCCAGCGTTATGACAACCGACATTTACAGCTTTTCAGGTGGAATGGAGAGCGCAGCGATGATCTACCTTTGTCGTGAAGAAATCCGTAGCACATCGGCGCACGTCATCTGGGCTGATACTGGGAAGCAATTCCCGGAAATGTATGACTCAATCTCGCAAATCGAAACCATCTGCGGATTGACTGTAATTAGACTCCAGCCAAGCATGACGTTCGACGAGTTCCTTTTCGAGAGAGGTGGAATGCTCCGCCAAGGATACACCGACTGCTCGCGCCGTATGAAACGAAAGGCTCTGCGTGATTACGCAAACAGCCAACCCAAGCCTCAACGTATCGCCCTTGGATACAACGCTGATGAGGAACAGCGAGGCCATGATTTCTGCGAGCGCAACGACAAGCCAGACCGAAAATACATCTTTCCGCTGCAATCACTCAACGTGGATAGGGCAGAGAGCGTAAAGGTTTGCGAGAAGGCTGGATTCAAAATCTTGATAGAAATGTATCGGAAGATGGGGCGATTCGACTGCTTCTTCTGCCCGAATCAAAGAATCGCACAAGCTGAAAAGGTCATGGCCCATTACCCAGCGCAATGGGCGGAATGGAAGGCCATAGAAAAACGGAAAGGCCACTCCATACTGAGTATCAGTGCAGAAGCAATCGAGAATCGTGCGCTCCAAGACGATTTCATGGCAGCGCTAGACCGCAAGCAGCAGTGCTCATGTTTTGGTGGAAAAGACGCATGGGACGGCGATGACGACATTCCGAGCAGCGTTGACGTAGCCCAAACACAGGCATAGCCTCCGAAGTGGAATGAATTTTTCGACAGCCCCCGTAATAGAAAGTCTCTGCTACCAATTGCGCTTGGCAGATTATCCTCGCTCACTAAATCGCGCACGGATCGATTCGTTGTTCAACGGGAGTCCTCCCTACAGTGACCAAGAAGAGACGGAGAACAACATCGCGATCAACGTAAACTCGCTCGAAGGAACCAAGCTGGCTCACGACGCTCGTTCGCAATTCAGTAATGCGTTTCAGAAACCCGGCGCGTTCTTCACTGCCCGGACTAACATGGGGCCGGTTCACAAGCGGCAGAAGTACGGCAGCATTGTCAGCCGAGAAATCAACAAGATCATGAAGCAGTCGCCGCTCTATTTCGAGACGTTGCGCTCGAAGTTCGCGATGCTCTGTTTGCACGGGATTGGTCCTTCAGCGTGGGAAACGTCGCAGATGTGGTGCCCGGATGCGATTGGGATTGAGGACGTGATGATCCCGGCGAACACCTTGTTGACCATGAAGAACCTGCCGTTCTTCGCCATCTTTCGATCTTACACTGCCTACGAGCTTCATCGACTTACACACGGCCCGAAGGTTGATCCTGCTTGGAACATGCCCGTGGTGGAATCGCTCTTGAAGTGGTGCGACACGGAAAGCGCAGCATTATCAGGAACGACATGGCCACAGGTATGGTCCCCTGAGAAGATGGAAAGCCGGATGAAGGACGATAGCGGATTGTTCGCCTCCGATGCCGTTCCAACAATCGACACTTATGACTTCTACTGGTTCAACGATGATAAGAAGGTATCAGGCTGGAACCGTCGAATCATCGTCGATGCCTATGGACAGCCTGGAGTCGGTGGAGTGATGCCCACGAAGAAAACGACTGGCGTCACTGATGGATTTCTCTACGACCCCGGCACTCGAAAGTACGGGTCTAAGATGTCGGAGATTATCAATTTCCAGTTCGCTGACTTGTCCGCTGTCGCTCCGTTTCGTTACCACTCTGTTCGTTCCTTGGGATTCCTACTCTACGCAGTGTGTCACCTGCAAAATCGTCTTCGCTGTAAGTTCAGTGAGGCTGTGTTTGAGAGTTTGATGATGTTCATGCGGGTGAAGTCGATGGACGACGCGGAACGTGCGCTGAAGATCAATCTTATCAGCAGAGGTATCATCGACGAGACAGTACAGTTCCTTCCGGCAGCAGAGCGGATGCAGTATAATGCTCAACTCGCCGAGCTTGGACTGAATCAAAATCAGCTAATCATCAACCAGAATTCATCCTCCTATGTTCAGAGCCAAGGGAAGACCAATCCAGATGTCGAAAAGACCGCGTTCCAAGTTCGGGCCGAACTTAACGCGACCACGGCGCTCATCTCGTCGGCTCTTCTTCAGGCGTATCAGTACCAGACCTTCGAGTACGAAGAGATATTCCGAAGGTTCTGCATTAAGAATTCCAGAGATGTGGATGTACGGACGTTTCGTATCAACTGTCTGAAGGCTGGGGTGCCAGAGAAGTTGCTGGTGCCAGAGGCATGGGAACTGGAGCCGGAACGAGTGATGGGCAGCGGCAACAAGACGATGGAGATGGCCATCGCCCAACAACTCATGGAATGGCGTCCGCTCTACGACCCACAGAGTCAGCGTGAGATTCTCCGCATCAGCACCCTGTCGGCTACCGACGATCCTGGGCTTACGAAGAGTCTTGTCCCAGAGGAACCAGACAAGCTCACTGACTCGAAGCAAAAGGCGATGGTGGCAATGGGGTCGCTGATGCTTGGCCTGCCGGTGAAGTTCGGAGTGACCGACAACCGGGTGGAAGTGACCGAGGTGTTGCTGGCCGAGATGGCGATGATTGTCGGGCGCATTCAGAAGACTGGCGGCATGGCCAAACCGGAACAATTGGTCGGGTTGCAGACCGTTGGCCAGACCATCGGGGAACAGATCCAGATCATCTCGCAGGACAAGGGCAATCAGGAGCGGGTTCGGAAGTATTCCGATGCACTTGGCCAGATCATGAATCTGGTGAAGGCGTTCGCCCAAAGGTTGCAGCAGCAGATGAAGGCGGCGGCACAGCAAAACGGGAACGGTGGTCCCACCCCGGAGGATGTCGCGAAGATCAAGGGCATCGAAATGAACGCGGCCGTGAAGGCCAAGAACGCCACCGAATCTCACGCCCAGAGGACGTCACAGCGCCAAGTTCAGTGGGAAATGGAAGAGAAACGAAAGCAGGAACAGCATCAGCTTGAGATGGCTCAGGAAGCGCAGTTCACTCAGGCTGAAATCCAAGCCCAAGACGTAAAGACGGCTGCGGAGATTCGTCGTGGACGCGCAAAGGCCAAACACGAATCGGAAACCACGACTGAATGAACCTCACACCCAAGAAGGATTTTCAGGAAAAGAAGCAGTTCGCTGGTGCCCATCGCGATCTGGTCCTTTCGACGCCGTTTCGGGAAGCTCTCCATGCTGCACTGGTCGATTATGTAACGTCGTTTACTTCTGTATCTGATCCAGAAATAGCCGCCGCCAATTGCCATCGTATTGAAGGTGCCATTGATTTCATAAACCGTCTTCTAAACGTAGCCGAGATGCCAAAAACACCACCAACGCCACAGCCAACCAACCTCAACCACGGAGCCAAATAGACCATGCCAACCGAAGCCGCCGTCCCACCAACCACCGCACCCGCACCCTCACCAAACGCCGCGCCAGCCGCAAAGGCACCTGCCGCTCCTCCCACTAAGGCGGCAACATCTCCAAGCAAACCGGCCACACCTCCAAGTAAGCCAACATCCGCTGCATCGGTGCCAGCAGCCAAGGTGGTAAACCCGTTTGATCAGGCCAACGCCGACATGGAGCGATTCGCGGACCCGGACGCTGAAGAACCAAAGCCGCCAGGTGCTCCGAAATCTCCACCAAAACCAGCCGGCAAGACACAGCCCAAACCCGGCGACGCTGAAGAGCCAGAAGCCACTTTGGAGGGCGATACAAAGCCCGGCGAAGAAGCCAAGCCCGAAGAGAAACTTGGGCCTGACGGAAAACCGGCTGAACCCACCGCAGAGAAGCCGGGCAAAACTTCGCCGTGGAAACTCGTCGAGTCTTACAAGAAGACCAACTCCGCGTTGCAGCAGGAAATTGCTCAATTGCGCTCCTCGATTAAGCCGGGCGAACTGCCCAAGGAACATCAGGAGAAGTTCGCTGCAATCGAAGCCAGGAACAAGGAACTTGAAGACGAGATCCGGCACGTCAACTATTCCAAATCCAAGGAGTTCGCAGAGCAGTACCAAAAGCCCTACGAGGAGGCGTGGATTAACGCTATTGCCGATCTGAAGGAACTCGTCATTACCAACGATGATGGAACTTCCCGAGCTGCCACTGCCCAGGATTTGATCGCCCTGTCAAATATGCCGCTGGGCCAAGCCAGGGCGACGGCCAAGGCGTGGTTCGGTGACTCCGCTGACGATGTGATGGCTCATCGCCGCACCATCCGGGACTTGTCCGACAAACAGACCAAGGCGCTGGAAGATTCCAAGACCCGTGGAGGTGAACGCGACCAACAGCGCACCGCCGAGATGGAGACCAAGCAGAAGGCACGCTCTGAGGAGACGGCCAAGGTCTGGGCACAGGTTAACGCCGAAGCTATCGAGAAGTATGAGTATCTTCGACCCGTCGAAGGTGAGACGGAGCGCAACGAGAAGCTGGAGAAGGCTCAGAAGTTCGTCGATGAAACGCTCAAATCGAACATCGGTCAGGCCAAGACAGCCGAGGAGCGGGACAAGATCATCAAAGCCCACGCGGCACTGAGAAACAGGGCAATCGGTTTCTCGACGTTGAAGCACGAAAATACGGCTTTGCGTTCAAAGGTCGCTGAACTGGAGAAGGCCATCGCCGAGTTTCAGGCATCAGAACCGACTGGCGGAGGACCGAAATCAGAGTCAAACGGAGAGCATGGTGGCGGTGACGAGATGGCCAACGCGATGGGAAGATTGGCGAGTGCGAACTACGTCACCTAGATATGTCCTGCTGCACTTGGATAAGGGAGTCGGAGAAGAATCAACCGATTCAAAACAAGCACGTTGCCGAATGGCTGGCTAATGCCCGTAAAGCTACCGGAATTGAATGGGTTGTTTTAGAGCGTGCTTTCTACGTGACGAAATGGTTCAGGACTAAACAGATTTGGCGGTACGAAATTCTGAACCCTATTTGCGAAGACCACTTAGAGTATCAGTGCATGAACTTCTATCGAGACGGCACTGACTGGACAATTAACATGCTCGTTCCTGCGGAGATTGCTGTTGCTTATTTAATGGGGCTTTGCGGAAGGAACAAGTGAGCCTCAATTTCACCGTAAAGGCTTGTATTTAATTAAGGAACTGCCATGATGTCGCTCATCCACAATGAGCGAACCAAATCCCATATTATGCAGTCGGTGTGGCGTAAACGAACGACTTCCCTACAACAAAAGTTATTGCCGGGAGTGCCAACGTGCAACGCAACGAAAATGGTGGAGACGGTCGTATCAGCCGTCTCCCGCTCAGGTGCGTCCATTAGCTGATCGGTTCTGGGACAAGGTTTCAAAGAGCGATGGATGCTGGGAGTGGATTGGCTGGTGTCGTGAAGGCTACGGTCGAATTTCAATCGGCAACCGAAGGTTCCGTTCGGCGCACCGAGTATCGTGGGAACTTCACAATGGGCCTATTCCAGATGGACTGTTTGCGCTTCACAAATGCGACAACACCCGCTGTGTTCGGCCTGACCACTTATTCCTTGGAACCAAGGGCGATAACAATCGCGACCGTCACTTGAAAGGCAGATCGGGTTCTCACGTCGGAGAACTGAACGGCAGAAGGAAGCTTTCAGAGTCAGATGTCATCGAGATTCGGAGTTCGTTCACTCCTTGGAAGTGCAGGTATTCTGATCTAGCTACGCGCTTTGGAGTGTCCACAAGCACCATAAATTCCATAGTCAATCGTCGCACTTGGACAAATCTTTAGTTGACAGCAGTCCCACCGCACACTACTTCATCGAATTGTCAGCATAGCCGTTGGTCTGACATAATCTCCCAGTCGGCTTGGTATTGGCTGTCTGCTATACGCAGACGACGGGCTTAAAAACCTGAGAGTTGAGGCGATCAACTCGTAGCAATAGCCAGCTTCAAGACATCACCCCAGTCACACTGCATTCAGGCATGTTGCCGTTTGCGAGGATTTCTGGAACTTGAAACGATGATTTTATGGCAACGATAAGCTGCACGAAATTCGCGCAATACCTTGTAGACCAACAACCTGTATACGACAAATTAATCCTCTCCGACATCCGTCCCACCGACTCGTGGGTGCTCAACGTTGCCACCGGCACGTTCGATGCGTTCTCCGGGGTCGAGCATACGCTGGATCGGTTCCGCCACGTCTTCCCGAACACCACGAAGGTCTGGAATCGCACCACCTACGCGAATTGCGTGGGTACGCCGTGCGACAAGACCGAGCACTGCATCGGGTGGGGTGCGACGCGCATCACCTACTACCTCGAAGAGCAAAGCTGGCAGACGCCGCTTTTGTGCTTCGACCAGGAGATGCACGTCGTCAAGGCACAGGAACATTTCCGCCAGATCATCTCGGACATCCTTCGCCCGGCGACAACGGACATCATGTCGAACTTCCTGCGCAAGCGTGCGCTCCAGTTCGCGGACAAGAAGTTCATCGCCAACCGGACGATGACCGAGTTCACGTTCGTTTGGACGGTGGTGGGCGACGAGGAAATCTTCTTCGACACCTCGGCCAATCCGGCGACGGTGTTCAAACTGGTTCCGCAGATGTTGCAGAGCCGTTTCGAGCCCCTGATGCGCCGGGGGTATGGTGGAAAGAACCCGTTCAAGGAAACGGCGCCGTATATCGAGCTTGTGACGGACATCTCGACAGCCTGGGAACTCGACAAGCTCGGAGGTTCGACCGGCGTTGGTGGCGTTCCATCGGTGAGCGGCAACTGGCGTTTTACGCAGTGGGATTCGGCCAATGCCTACTGGCGCTACGGGTTCTCCGGCCAGATCGGCAACTTCATGGTCCGAACGGACCCGATGGGGCTGCGGTTCAACTTCGTGCGCGATCTTGGCGCAGGGGTCGGCGTGAATCGCTACCGCTACCAAGTGGTGTTGCCCTACGTGAACCAGATCACGAGCGGCGCGGGCGGCGCACCCGGGTTGGGTTCTGTGGAAAACCCGGACTTCGACCGGGCCCAGTTCCGCATCACCTACATCTGGCACAAGAAGGGTCTTGAGGCTCTGGTGATGGATGCCCAGCCGGTGAATCCCGAGATGCCGTTTAGCTCGCGCAACTTCGGCGGCAAATGGCAGTTCGTGATGGACAACCTCGGGGCTGGCGAGAACGGCTGCGTGGTCGAGAACAAGCGGCGCAACAAAGGTCAGTTCATCGCGGACTTCAAACTCGCGATTCGACCCCTCTACACCGAGTTCATCAACGTGTTCTTCCACCGCGGCGAACCGTTCTGTGTGCCGGAAATCAGCAATTGCAGTGTTGATCCTGGGTATCCGACTCAGACTTACGGCAGTTGCAATCCGCTCTGCCCGTAATCACTCTTGGTTGGCGGCAATGGTTAGGGCTTGCCTGTCGTGGGGCGGGCAAGCCCTTTCTTATCGAAAGGCTCATTATGGCTGACGAGAATATGTATGACGACGAGGCTTCGCCTCCGACTTCCGAGGATGCGTCCGTGGCTAACGGCAGCAACGACACCAAAGACGACAACAAGAGCGAAGAAACTGAGGATCAATTGTCGCTCGTTCCGAAGCACTTCTTCAAGGATGAGCCAAAGCCAGGGGATCGTGAGATGGTAGAAGTTGTTTCCGTTTACGAGGGGGAAGTAAGCATCAAATGCGTTTACGGAGACAAAGACGACAAGGATGGTAAAGAGGAATCCGAGTCCAAGAACGAGAGCGAATCGGAATCGGCACCAGCCGAGGATGAAGCCTACGCTTAATGGCCTGTGACCCAAACACTCTGCTTGCACAAGCCAGGTGCTATCAATGTTTGCTGACCGGTGATTTGTTCCCGGCGGTGGAAATCGTGCTGCTATGTGCGTGGCGTGACAGAACGGTGTTGGCGTGCGATCCTCAGACCTTGGTGGCTCAGGCCAGTTGCATCCGATCCTGCATTCCGTATGGAATGATGCCGGCGGTTAAAGCAGCGCTCCTTTGCGACATAGCAAGCGGAGGGTGTTCAACCCCGGCCGCTCCAACTGGACTTGGGGCTACCGCTCCGGCCCCAGAAACCACGGTATCTTGGACTGACAATGCCACGAACGAGACTGCGTACCAGATCCGCTATCAAAACATCACTCAAGGCGGAGGGTTTACATCACCGGTTTCCTTGCCAGTAAATAGCACTGGAACGGTGATCGTTATCACGGGAGCCGCGAACGGAGATAGCATCGAAATTCAAGTGCGATCAGTGAATGGAGTTTGCGTTTCAGCCTGGGTTTCCATAACGGTCGTGGCGATCATCAACAACTAGACCTCATGGCTTGCGATCCAACACTTCTACTCGAACAGGCCAAGTGCATCATTACCTGCATTCCTCCAGGGATGATGCCTGCGGTGAACACTGCTCTGATGTGCCAGATTTCGACGACAGGTGGTGGTGGGGGTGGATCAGGGTCATCTCAACTTTACATCGGTCGGGCGCCAGCAGCTCCAGATAATCCGGCATTACCTGCGCTGAGTTATCCGGCTGGAGGAGGTTCACTTCAACAATGGGACGTAGCTTCAGCATCATGGGTATGAAAAATCTCTTTTTTTGCTTATGTTTTTGGGTTGGGTTTGCCTTGTCTGCCGAAGCTGCAAGTCCGAGCTATCAGTCATTCATTGGTGCGGGAACGGTCACGATTGTTAGCAATCCCCCAAGTGGAACCATCGTGATAACTGGTTCCGGAGGAAGCAGCGGGCCAACGACAAATGCACCTCCATATACCGCTTCACTTGGCGGAACCGGTAACACGAATCTCATTATTGACTGGATAGCCCTTGGACCCACCAACGAGGTTCGCATCACTGCCACGGCAAACTTTGCCATCGTTCACACCAATGTAATCGACGGCAAAAACGTCACAGTCGAAACGATTCAGGATGCTACAGGCAATCGAACTGCTACTACCAATCCGGCTTATCCACCAAATACACGATTCGGCATTGAGATCACCGGTTTCGCTTTGAGCACAAATGCCACCTACAGGGATTTGCTTAAGTTCCACGGTTCGTTTACCAATGCACAGGTGTCAGGAAATCTGAGGGGGTTTGCGCCATGAAATGGCTGCTTTGTTTTCTCTGCGTCTTTGTGCCCTTCTTGTCTGGTGCTACCGAATGGCCATACATTGGAGGCTCTGTAGAAGCCAGTGGCTCCGTATATAAGCTAAAGCTCTCTACTTCTCCAAACCTGGGCTCTGCGGCGGCGGTTACCAATCTCAATTTCTTCAATGGGTTTGGTACCAACAATTCACTCAGCAGTACCACGGCGCTAGTGCTCACGGTTTCATCTTCTGGGTTCAATGATGCCGGTGCGGCCATCACTGTTTCTAGAACAGTGTATGGAACGAAAATCCTTCGCTTACCGTACGGACTGCAAAATACCAACGATGTAATTGCCGAGAGCACGACCAACGTAAACGTCAGAATCTGGCTCTCAGATTTCATTTATGCCGGAGAGACTGTTACAGCCACGGCTATCAGCGGAGCGGTGGCATCTACGAATTTATCAGCCTTCACGAACTCGGCGGCGTTCGCTTCCAAGTCCGTAACCAACAACAGCACACTCCAATATAGTAACGCGCCTGTGTTGGGTAACTGGTTGTCGGTGGACAGCGACATCGCACCATCTTCGATCAAGCTTCTGAGTTTTGTCGCATATCATAGAGACGGGCAATCCGGTCGTCCGGTGCGGGCCGTCCGATTTTGGAGTTCTGACCAACACGGAAACTTTGTAACCCAAATAGTGACTCAACCAATAATGGTCAGGGGCCCTGCGACCGGACTGGCAGTGAGCAAGTATCAGATCGCAATGGACTACTCCTCCCTCTCCAACCTGGACGTGATTACCAATAATGTCATTGCCTACCCGTGGATCGGTGATGTGAATACCTGTCTAATCACGGCGGACGGGAAGAACCTTCAACCGACTCCTCTCTACTCACCGCTGAGGGTTCAGAACAACCGCAACAGTCTTTATGGGCAGGCCTTTGCCGTGGTATTGACGAGCGGCGGAAACGATGCAACTGGAGTCGTAACCTCGAATTGGAATGTCTCTACTCCACCTGCGCCATTCGCAACGATGGCCAGGGCAGCGAATGCCTGTCAGTTGTCCAACAAGATTTGGTTTACACGTCAAGACGTGGGTGGGAGCACGATTTGGTGTAGCAATGGAACGCACAATGTCTTTGGAGCCTCATCCTCATACGGAACCAATTCGACCACCTACATAACGGTGGCTGGATACCCGGGAGTAAATCGGGACGGCGTCCAACTGACCAACACCAGCGGAGACAGTCAGATCGGTCAAAAGATTCACCTTACAAATCTCACCTTTGCCATTCGCACGACAATTGGATTGGATTTGGTAGAGCGCGTTTGGTTGGACAATTGTGTTTTGGATGCCTCTGGTGCTGCGGCGATTTATGAATGCACCAACGTCGTTTTGACCTCTTGCGTGGTCAGCAACATGCCACAAGGTCTGGCGAGTTATTCGGCATCATCCGTCAATACAACCTTCGGACTGGTGATGGATTGCGTTATTTACACACTGGGAGCGAGCAGCCAGCCATACACATTTGTTGGCAACTACCGCGCTGGGACCAACGATGTGCCGGGTGCGATCTTTAGAGATGAGACAAGTGGCCAGGTGACTCCGGTGCAGGAAAATCTTGTTTTCGCTCACAACTACATTAAGAGCCGGGCAAGTTCCGCTGCGATCCTCCAACTGGCGCTCAATACTAATGTGATGCGAGGCCGGGCTGTGGTTCAAAATATCATTGAACAAATAGCAACGGATCAGGTGCAGGGTTTTTTTATCGCGGCGGACTCATCAACCTGTCAGGTGACGAACGTAATCGTCTGGCAGAATAACGTTGTAGGCTGTCGGGTAAACATGTTCTACAACGACAGTGGCAGCAGTCCCATGTATCGCATTTTGTGTTCTTACAAAAACAATGTGGTAGATGATTTTAATTGCAAGACCGACACCTTTTTCTCATCCCCGAACGGAGCTCGAATCGGAAACTGGTCGTGTATCAACGGAGTTGGGTTCTCGGGCGACATTGATGGTTGTATTACGAACGTAGGAGCAAGTGGTTTCGGAAATGAGCAAAACGGACTCAACAGCTATGGGTACCTTTATTTTTCGAGCATCGTTAACCCAACCAACTATCTCGGATACACCCGGAATGCTGCTGGCACTTCTGGCACCGGTGTCGGCGATGGAAATTACCGATTGCTCACACCCTCGATCTTATTTGGAGCTACGGCTTCGCCAGCGTTCCAAACCGACTGGGTTATGCCATTCGACATGGAAGGCACACCCAGAGGTGCCATCGATCCTCCAGGGGCATATTCGGCAGGCAACGCGAAGAAGGGAGCGATGTTTTGAGGAGTTCTGATTATGTCATGTGATCCAAATGCACTTATAGCTGACGCTCGATGCCTTGAGGTGTGCATTCCTGCTCAAATGTTGCAGGCGGTGCAAGTGTCTTTGCTCTGCCAAATTTTGGATGCAGGCGGTGGCGGTGGTGGCGGCAGTCAATTCGTATTGAAGGCAGGGGATACGATGACTGGCAAGTTGCAGATCGATCTTGGTGCTAATGCCGCACCTTTGGACACGGTGTTGAGACTGGAAATGAACAATCTTGGATTCACCGACAATTACATCCTTTGCGAAGATAGTGTTGGAGCAGATGCTTTCATCGTTGATCAGAGTGGAAACTGTTCTGCAAAAGGGGCAATAAATGCTCAAGAATTGGATATTTTCACTGATGCTATCAACCAAGTTGGGCTCAAATTTGTGTTTAGTGCAGTGTCTAACATTTGTGGTTTTTTCGGAGTGTCCGCTGTCCAGCAGGTGTCAGGGGCAAACCTTACCAACAACGTTACTGTTGGTGGAGTGAATGACACCATTGCAGATTTCACCAGCCTGACGGTCTATGCCACCGATGCAGCAGCCATCCGAAACGACATCTACCAACTTGCTCGAAAGGTGAAACAAATTAACGACGGGCTTCGGGCATACGGACTCCTTACGTGAATCCAATATGAACCTATCCGCCCACGACATTACCCTGACGTTGAAAGAACAAGAGGTTCAGGCATTACTCGGGCTCATTGATGCAGCAGTCAAGTCGCAGGGCCTTTCCGCAGTAATCAACGCTGCTGTGCTTTTCCAAAAGATTCAACTGGCAGTCAAACAACAATCCACACAGCAGTTACCTGAAAAAAGCCCAACAAATCTATGAGAACCTATCGAGCATTGCTAACCCAAGCCACTGTGTCCCCGTTCGGCATCACTGCCATCGTTTTGGAGAACTCACTGTTGGGCGAAATCGACTGGACAAGGACTAGCCAAGGATCGTTTCGTGGCACTCTGTCTGGCGCTTTCACGTTAGATAAAACCTATGTGTCTCCTCATGGCGTTTTTGATGAACAGGGGTTGGGGCTTGTCCATCATCGAACCTCTGATGCTGATTTTGTAGAGGTGGTTGTTATCAACAATGACGGCGAACAGATCGACGGCGAACTGAACAAGTCTCCCATCGAGATTTTTGTCTATCCGTGAATCCCGTCATCAAAGACATCTGGATGACCCGGATGGCTCTGGCCATCTGGATCATCGCGGCGCTGGCGTTCTTGGTGATTTTAGCCACCAACCTGTTTGGAGTCGTTCCTCCATTCACGTCACTGACTCTTTCGTGGGACCGTGCGCCAAGTCATGGGACCAATATCAGTTACGTTCTCAAGTGGGGGCCGCAACCGGGGGCAACCGACTTCAGTCTATCCGTCGGAACAAACCTGACAGCCTTGGTTACGAACCTGACGTCCGGCTTTCTCTATTTTCAGGTCGTGGCCAGGACTTCGGACGGACTCGAAAGCGATCCGAGCAATACTGTTAAAACAACCAATTATCCCGCTGCTCCACTTCAGTTGCGTATTCGCACCAACACCACGACTGGCGTAAGGCTGGAAGGAACATTGGATGGACAGACGTGGATATATTTGGCGACCGTAACAAATGATCCGGTTCAAGTCTTGATGAGGCAGCGCATGATGTTCCGCACCTTGCCTCCGTTGCCCCAATGAGAGTTTTACCATGATCGACAAAAATCAGCTCATCCATGACATCTTGGTCGCGTTGCCACCAACCTTGATGGCTGCTCTGGCTTGGTGGAAGGTGAGAGGGGTTCACAAAGAACTGAACAGTCGGCTGACTCAGTGGAAGAAGGAGACAGCCGAAGCCACAATAGCCTCCAATGCCGCCTCTAAAGCGGAGGGAATAAAGGAGGGCAGTGAACAAACCGGAACTGATTGAAATTATGGCAAACATCGCACTCGCAATATTCCTGATCCTGTTCGGAGTCCATCTTGTCACCTCACCGATACCAGCATGGTTCATAGCCATTGCCGCTGTCATCACCGGATTGATCGTTGGATACAGCGGACTGAACAAGGGTCGTCCTTAAACAGCGGACAGTTCAGTAAGTCAGCCGGTGATTCACTTCGAGACGGTTCATCCGGTCCTTGAACTTCTGTTTCCAGCCGTCGTCTATTTTCAACGCTCCGTTGGCGACGATCATAGAGATGGTGAACCCCATCCTGCGGGCCATCTCTACGCCGGTCGCAAGCCCGTCGAACAAGTCGGGTGAACGACCGGTCTTGAGTTTCATCTTATCCTTCGGCTCTACCTCGATCTTGTTGGCACCCACAATGCCCCATTCGCGCATACAGCCTTCGTTCATCATCTCCTCAGTCATCCCCCTGAACTGGCGGCTCTGAATGGTCAAAGCCACGGAGTACCAGAGCTCGCTGACGAACTTCGAGTAGTAATCCCGGCACGTCATCTTTACCGAATTGGGAATCCAAGTTACCTGTCTCTCCGAGGGCTTGCCTCCGAACTCGATTGGAACGACGTGCGGGCTCCAAATGCGACCGAAAGCTCCCATCAATGTCCCTCGACCGGTCGAGTCGAACCCGAATTGTTGTGGAGGGATTCCGCTCTGTTCGCACTGAGCCTTAACGAAATTGGCAATCTGATCCTCTGGTAGTTCGTTCACATCGACACTCACCGGAACCAGCATGGTTCGCCCTGGAATCAATTCGAGTATTTGGCGATCATTGGGATCGAGTCCGAATTGAAGTTCTCCATAAACGCAACGATCTCCGCCGACAGACCCGTAGGCGGCATCCAGGAAACCAATCTTGGTGCGCTTGTCGCTCTTCCAAATCGCCTCCTCCATCGCGCCGAACTTGAGGCACATCTGGCGGGTGATGACACGGCGGAGTCCTTGGCCGCGTGGCATCCTACCTTCGTCCATCATCGTGAATTGCAGAGAATCACGACCGTAGAAAGCGATGTCTGCGTCGATGGACTTCTGGTCGATGATCGGAATACCAAGCTTTCCGTCGAGGTTAGGTGAGTCGCTTCCCACCAGTTGAACGCATGTCCCCTGATCGAAGCGCGTCAGCCACGTCTTGGTATTGGGCGACTGATCAATCCCGCCGTCCCAACCGCCAAGGTGTGCGGCGGGTTCGCAGATTACGCCAAGAGCGTCGGTGGTGTCCTTTGGGTTGCCCAAGGCGACGCACTTGAAATCGGCGTTCTTGTTAAGGTTGGCTATGGCATCAACGAAGACCCGGCTCATCAGATGACACTCATCGGCCACCATCCGCAGCCGCTTGTTTTTGATACCGGCGAAGCTTCCTAGCCCAACGTAGGAACCGCCCTTCTTGCAAGGCACACCGCAAATTCCGTTTCGGAAGTCGCGCCCGTCGGCATTCTCGAACCGGCTATCGGTGATTATGCGCTGGCGGGATTCGATGAGGTTTCCAGGAATCAAGTTTGGGTACTTGTCCTGAGCCATGCGGTGGTACTTCTTGATTTCACCCCAGACGCGCATTTCGAGCATCTCGCGTTCGGTGGAGGAAACAAGAACGGTGGTGCAATCGCTCCAAGGGTAATAATCAGCTAGGACATTGATTGCGGCCGAGTGAGTCTTGCCGCTCGACGCCGGCCCCATCTCACCGATGATGCGGTACTTCAGGTAACTTTCCAGTTCGAGTTCATTCCACCGATGCCAGATGTGCTCAGGCCATAGCAGGCTTATGAAGGCCTTGAAATGGAAGAAGAGTCCGTTTCCGTGTCCTCGATAGGTGCCTCCCTGCCGGACCATCTGCATCTCGATTGCCGCGTCCACCATGAGCGGTTCCCAATCGAGTCCATATTTTCGTTGCTTGGGTAGGTTGCGGCGTCCGGCCATGCCATGTTGACTTTGTGCCTTTTGACGCGCAGCGTCCAGCGTAATGGCAAATGGCACCTACACGTTCCATCGACACCTTACGTCTCCGTATTCAGTTAAGGGGTCTGGAATCTATGCCATCATCAACCGGGACAATCTTAAAATCTACGTTGGCAGTGGAGTTCGCCTGAATCACAGATGGACTGAGCATCGCCACGATCTTGCAAAGAGAGTGCATCACAGTCGCTATTTCCAAAGGGCGTTCGACAAGAATCCAGATGCGTTCGAGGTGCAGGTGATCGAAGAGCTTCCCGGCGCTGACAAATCCACGCTAATCGCACGGGAACAATTTTGGATGGATTTTTATCAGAGCTATCGACCGGATACAGGATACAACATATCTCCGAAATCTAATTCGTGCCAAGGCATCAAGCGTGATCCTGAATACGTGGCTCGTGTATCGGCATCTCTAAAGGGTAGAAAGATGTCGCCAGAGCGTTTGGCCACTCATCGCAAAGCGATGAATGGACACAAAGGAAGGAAGTTCACTCCAGAACAGAAAGCGGAGCAGAGCCGTAGAATGACTGGAAAGAAATATTCGGAGGAGTGGCGTGAGAACATTTCAAAGGGTCACAGGGCCAATCCTTGGCAGCAACGTGCCGTGTTACAGTTCTCACTTGATTGGAAATTCATTCGTCGATTTGAACAAGTCCAGCACGCGGAGGCAGAGTTAGGGGGAAGAACGAACATCCATGCAGTGTGCAATGGCAAGCGACGCCAAGCCTGTGGTTATGTCTGGAGATACGCTACCGAAGCGAAAGAGACAGACGAGATTTCGGCCCGTAAAAAAATAACTCCCGGTCCAAAAAATGGGAGGCGACATGGCTAACGGAAATGGTGGCGTAAGGATAGTAGATGGTCAGGTATCGTTCGAGGGCGGAATTGATAGCGGCCGTATTCCAACGATGAACTCTCCGGGGTTCGAGACAGGACTGAAATTCAATCAACTGGCGTGGCTGACTAACGGAACGGTGCGTGGTGGAGGAGTCACACAGCGCACCGGTTGGAAGCCACTGGTGCAAAATATACCCTGGCCGGGAATCTTTCAGGCGGCGTACATGTATGAGCCGCCCTTCGTCAATCCGTATCTCATAGTCATGATCGGCGGACGCATTTACCAAGTGCGCGTGGACACGGACAACTCGGTTGTGGATTTGTCGGCGGCGTTTGGTATGACCATGCCACCCAATGAGCCGCTAGGATTCATGGCGCAGGGAGAAGAGTTTCTCGTCATCCAATCAGGCGATCTGATTACGCTTCCACTCTTCTGGGATGGCGTAACGCTCCGTAGAAGCCGAGGGTTTCTTGGCATTGGAGCAGGTCAGACTACCACAAGTGATGCGTTCACCATCACCATTCAAAACATCGATGACACACGGGTTGGAACGGTGATACCTGCGGGCAGTCTGTTCACTTCCAGCCAAGGCAATTTCACTCTAAGAGATCCGTTTACCATTCCAGCCATTGGCGGATCTGCGACAGCGCATCTTACCGACGCCTATCCTGGAACTCCTCCGGCTACGGTTAGTGTTTTCGTGCCTGGACCAAGTCCAAGCCAGCCATTTTTCTTGGCTCATACCTACAATTGGAACATCACGGCCAAATCATCTGCGGTGACAACTACCGGCATTGCCTCTGAACTTCCGCCAGCCGGTCCGATGGATTACTACATGGGGCGGTTGTGGTATGCCTTCGGGCGACAGTACTGCGCTGGTGACATCGTGGGAAGCAGAGCTTCAGGCACTGCTCCATACGGATACCGGGACTCCATCCTCAAGACGACTGAGAACCCTGTGTCACTGGCCGGAGATGCCTTCATTGTCCCGACCAATGCCGGGAACATTCGTGCGCTCAAGCATAGTGCAAACCTGAACTCGGCTTTAGGTGAAGGTGAACTCTACGTGTTCACTCGAAAGAACATTTACGCTACCACCGTACCACCAAAACGTGCCGACTGGTCAGCACTCAGCGAACCGTTGCAGCGAATTGCTCAAATCAACTTTGGTTCGGTTGGTGATCGATGTGTTATCAATGTCAATGGAGATTTGTTCTATCAAGCGATGGATGGCATTCGCTCGCTTGCCATTTCCGTTCGCAACTTTGGTCAGTGGGGAAACGTTCCCCTAAGCAGCCCAGAAGAGAGAGTGCTCAAGTTCAACAATCGTGCGCTCATGCGCTTTGTCAGTGGTATCAACTTCGACAATCGACTGTGGCAATCAGTGGGTCCGTTTCAGACCGACAAGGGTGTAGCACATCAAGGGATCATCCCGTTTGATTTCGATGTTCTGGGTAACATCGACAACAAACTTCCGCCTGCATGGGAAGGGATGTACGAGGGACTGTCTCATCTTCAAGTGCTCGAAGCGGACTTCGGCGGATTGCAGCGGGCCTTTGACATCGTGGTCAGTCAGTTGACGGGCAACATCGACATCTGGGAGATGACGACGCAGGACCGATGGGATAGTCAGGTGGAAAACGACGGCGACCGGGTGACTTGGTATCTGGAGACTCCCGCCTATACGTGGCGAGATCCATTCCTGCTCAAGAAGCTCGACGGTCTTGAACTGTGGTTCGACAAGATGCTTGGCACCGTCCAGTTCATGGTCGAATACCGGCCGGATTCTTCCCCATGCTGGATAACTTGGCACGCCTGGAAACAATGCGTCGCCAAAGATTGCCGTGAAGACCCGGAAGCAGTGACGTGTCCCAATTATCCGGTGCAACCGTACTGCGAAGGGTTCAAGGCCACGGTGTCCATGCCTACGCCTCCGAACCAATGTGAGGCGAACAACGCACGTCCTACAACGGAGGGTTATCAATTCCAGATTCGTCTGACGATTAAGGGCTGGTGCAGGTTGCGAGGGCTACGCATTTACGCCCAACCTAAAGTAAAGGCGCCGTACCAGAATCTGGTATGTGCGGACGACACGTTTTTTATTACTCCACCCGCACTCCCGCCTTCACCTCCACCGCCAATTGCTATTGACTGTCTAACCACTCAAGCAGGAGAACCAATCACTGCCCAGTCTGGTGAGTGCATCACTGTAATCAAATGAAAATCACAGACCTTCCTCCCTTAGCATCGCCGCCGCCATTAACCAGTGTCCTTCCGATAGATGTTTCGGATGGCAGCAGTTCAACCAGCAAAGTAACCGTTGAACAACTCCAGAGCGCAATTGGCACTGGGCCACAAGGTCCGCAGGGACCGACTGGAGCTAATGGGGCCACGGGCGCTACGGGCGCCACTGGTGCGACCGGAGCCACCGGTCCAACAGGACCAACCGGTGCCACCGGCGCGACTGGCGCCACGGGTCCGATTGCTGCTGGGTTCGATTCAAAGGATGGTTTTGCGATTGATACATTTGAGGAGTACGCCCTGGGCACAATTACGTCGCTGGACAAAGGTTCAGGGTGGGATGCATCCCCTGGTGTAGCCGACGGCGGGAGCGCCATCGTTTCAAGAACTGCGGTGGATGGCCGGACATTTCAAGCCCTGGCAATTCTTAACGGTCAAATGGGACGCAAGTTCGGATGGGGTAATAAATGGAATCGAGTTCAAATTTTCTGTGCCATTCGGATTAACAATACCTCAACTTTTACTGGTGATGGCTACGTTGGAATATGCTCAGGGACGACGAATATGGTTGCGAGCGTATCGACAGCCAATTTCCTCGGGATTCGATGGGAAAACACCACTCCGAATAATTTCAACTTCAACTCAGGCACCAAGGCTGCGTATTACAACCAAGTAACCACGCCTAGGTTTTCCACCCGCCGAGGAGTCACAACCACCGATCACACGAGCGGCGCTGGTGGTTCAACTCGAACGATAGTTGCGCAGGAAGGATACCTTACCTATTTCTTCCTGGATATTTCACGCCCACTGTATGCCAATGCGGCGTCTTCGATTACTTACACCCAGGGTTTCATGTTTGATGTGACTGCAAATGTGGAATTTTCAAAATCCAAATCCTGCCTGTTTCAATTGGCGATTGGAGAGGTGGCTGGGACAGTCGGAAATCACACTTCACTGTCGGCAGCGATTGGGGCTACGGCGACAACTCACAACTACGCCTTTGATGAATCTACCGGCGTGTTCGACTCGGTTAACATTTCATGGCCGTTTGCCAATGCTTTTGAAATCGCGGCTCTTATGGTCAGAAAAGTAAACTAATCTCATGATCGCTCCGTGTTCCCTTGCCTTAAAGCAGTGTCTTCCGTGTAACGATGATCCGATTCGTAACATCACGGCGGAAGCGCCAGATGTGGACGTGTTCATCGGCTTCAGGGATTTCAAATGGAACCCGCCGTTGGGAGTCACTTATTTTCAATTGAGTTGCAAATCGATCTGTTTCTCAGAGGTGTCTCAACAAGATGCGAATCTTTGTGCCCTTCGTAGTGCCGAAGAATGCACCTATGATGGAGGAAAGCCACCCGCGCCTCCAGTTCCACCGGGACCGAACGAAACTGGAGGGAAAGGAGGTGGCCATAATTTACCTCCGCAGAATCCAAGATTCCCCATCCGAAGATTTAGGAACTCGGTTCAGACCTGTGATGTGCTTTGCGCGGATGGATCACCATTTACGGAAACTGTGGCTGCTGGAACCATCGTCGAGTTGAGTCAGGCGCTTGCAGATGAGAAGGCCAGGAGTCTTGCCTGTAGACTGGCGCAACGGAACCTGTTTTGCATCTCAGGAGAAACGCCCCCATCTGTGTGTGTTGGAATCAGCTATTTTTACCAGTTGGGCACCTCAAATGGAGAGGATTTGATCTGGTCGATTGATGGTAATCTACCGCCAGGTCTTACCTTTGACTTTTTCGACGCCACCATCACTGGAACTCCGACAGTCGGAGGTTCCTACACTTTTATCGTAGAGGTGACGGATTCTCTTGGCCGGTCGCAGACAAAGGTCTTGACGATTTGTGTCATGGAGATCGTCACTGGAACCGCGCTTCCGAATGCAACGATAGGGCTTGTTTATGCCCAGCCGCTTGTGCAGCAACCCGCGACTGTTTCGTCTGAAATCTGGACCTTGGTAAGTGGAAACTTACCACCGGGGATACTTCTTGCTGAAAACGGATCTTTGACAGGGATTCCAACTGATCTCGGTACATCGACATTCGCGATCAAGGTCGATGCGACTTGCAACGGGAGCGCAGTTAGTTGTCAGAAGACATTCACTTTGGAAGTAGCCGAAGTAGGCTGCGGAGTGGACTGGGATGCCATCACTTGGGACATCTTCTCAACCAATTCCACCGGGACAGCCGGTGCTGGAGGATCAGCGGTTGGCGGTCTTCTGCAATTTGATTTGGAGGACAATCCGACTGCCACAAACGCCGGAGAAGCTTTCGTCCATGCTCACGGCTTTATAGTTGCAGATGCTCATGCGTGCACTTTCAAGTTGCGTCTTAACGTCATCCAACAAAATGTGCCATTGGGGACTGGAGATATTTTCTTCGGAATCGCTCTCTTCCAGGATGGAGCCCAGATATTTTCCAAGCATCATGGCAACGGCGCGTTTCCTTTTTCACCTACGCTGGCTCTTGGTGTAAATGAATTCAGTGTAAGTCTTGTCGAAGCCCCCGGATCGCTCATTGAAATCAGGGCGGATATATTTGGTCCCGGCCCGTTGGAAGACATACTGGGCATCGCTGGTGGCATCGTGAACGGTCCACACATTGAATTTGAAATGGCCATTACCATGTCCGACACCTGATATGAGAATTCTTAGACTCAAAGACGTTCGCCAATCTCGAATCCCAGAGACGCTCGGATCTTGCGCATCGGACAACAACAGGCTTATCGAGATCATCAATGAAGCACAGCAACGGCTGGTCTTTGCGGGTGGCGAGACTGGCTGGTGGGGTTCTTGGGCCAGAACGGCGTTCACCGTAACGGGAACAACCAATCCCTACATCACCCTGCCTAGGAGCATCGCCCGGCTAATCAACATGGACATCTGCCGTAACCCGGTGCGAATCCAGAACGAGTTCTACGAGTTCCTTGAGGCTGGAGTTGGGTTGCAGCCGGGTTGCGAATGCAACGGGCTGGAGACGTACGATCGCGGCATGTTCCCAACCTTCTCCGACATAGTTCCGCCGAACAAACGGCTTCGGTTCTACATCACCGACGCGGCCGACGTCGGGCGCCGGGTTCTCGTGCAGGGCACCGACCAGAACGGCACGACGATTTACAGCCTTGATGGAGTTGATGAGGTTACGGGCATCTACATTCCATTCGCACAACCGTTCGTGGACACTCCGTTCGACATCATAACGCTAACCGGATTGCAGAAGGACTTTACTGTCGGTCAGGTGCGGGTGTTCGAGGTGGACACAGTGACGGGCGTATCTCGACTGATTCTCACGATGGAACCCAGTGAAGAGGTGGCAGGGTATCGACGCTATTTCCTAAATGGGCTCCCACCAAACTGCTGTGGATCGGTCCTGCCCGCACCTGCAACGACTCAGGTAACGGCGATGGCGAAACTCGCGCTCATTCCGGTACAGGTTGACAGTGACTATCTCCTGATCTCTAACATCACGGCATTGAAAGAAGAGTGCCAATCCGTCCGCTTCTCGGAAATGGATGACTCCACCTCCGCTGGTCAATCAGCACTGCATCACCGAAAGGCTATAAACCTTTTGAATGGAGAACTTACGTTTTGGCTAGGAAAAGAACGACCAGCCATAAATTTTGCCCCATTTGGTACTGCTAAATTGTCCCATCAACGTATAGGCTCATTGAGATGATCACAGAGGAAAAACGAGCCTACCAGAAAGCTTATCGCGAAAAACACAGGGAGAAACTTCGCGAATACCAAAAGCAGTTCTGGTTAGATCACAAAGACCGTCGTGGATCTGAAAACAAGTCCCGTTATCACGCCAATAAAGAGAGATACGCGGCCACAAGAAAGGCTCACTACGAAGCCAACAAAGAGCGGATACTTGCTGCAAATAAAGCTTATCACGCCGCTCATCCAGAAGTGGTTAAAAGGAGCGTTGAAAACCAGAAGCGAAACAATCCCGAATCTCTCCGAAGAGCCAAGAAGAAATACAGCGACGCCCACCAACCTGAAAACGTGCTACGTGCCAAGCTGAGGCGGGCAAGAATACTTGGCGCAAGCATTGATACTCGTGGTGTAAATGAGTTCTACAAGTTCGTTCGCAGCAAAAAGACCATTCCCTGTTACTACTGCGGGAAGGTCATTCGAGGGATGGACGTTCACGTCGATCACATCGTCGCTCTTTCAAAGTCTGGAAACCACGCAGTCGAAAATCTCTGCGCTTCGTGTCCTACGTGCAACCACAGCAAGTCGAACAAATCATTGAAAGACTGGGATCGTCATGATCAGAAGTTCCTTCCACTCTAACCCAATAATTTTATGCCAGGCGGACAAATCATAAGTGGTGGTGCAAGTGGTGTGACTGGTGCGCAACCGCGGAGTTACAATCCTGCCAGTGGTGGCATCCCGGGAGTCACCTCTCCGATTGACGCCATCACCAGCAATCTGGGCGGCTTGAGCGGCATCATCAATTCGATTACTGGATCTCAATCTTCGGCGTTAAGGTCGCAGTACCCTGATCAGTATTTCTCAACGCTCGGAACGCTCCTTGGCAACACCGGCCGGCGGGCCAAGGGAGACATCTCGGATTTGCTGCCAGAACTTCAACAAAGCTCCGCCGAGAACGCGGTGTACGGTGGCATGAGCGGAAGCCAGGCGGAGAATACAAAGCTGCTCCGCGATCTTGGGCTGACCCGTTACGGAGTCGAGAATCAGGCGCTCAAGGATCTTGGAACTGTCCAATCGGAGATACCAACGGTCAGGCCATTCGATCCAAGCGCGATCATCAATGACCAGTTGGCCGCTCAAGAACGGGCGGATCTGTACGCTTCGGCGCCCGTGCCAGAAGAGGCTTATCGTCGGGCGATGGGTGCGGCTGATAGCGGAGGTGGTGGTCGCGGCACACCAGGACTGAGGTACGATTTGGGTGGGGGAGGCGCGGCGCGACCGGTCGATAGCATCATGCGTGGCTATGGCGCACCGACCATAGGATATGGAACCAACCAGAATACATCGCAAGGCGGTGGGTACTCTCCTTGGGGAAGCTTCCCGAACGCTTTGAGCGCGGGAGGAGGGGATCAAGATCCTTTCGGTTGGCTTTTCAATGACCAATCCTCTGGGAACCAAGATTTCGGTGGCAGTCTTGATTACGGCGGTGGAATGCCTTGGGAGGGGCTCAACACGGATCTGTTCGGCGGTCCAGGCGGGGCGGATTTGAGCGGTGATTGGTTGTCCACTGATTACGGTCCTGCTGACTATTACGATCCACTCTATTCTTGATTTTATGGCTGTCCAAATTCCTCCTTGGTTAAACCTCGACCCGATTGCTCCCGCACGAATCAGGCTTGCGGCCAACGCGCAGCGCAATCAGGCAGCGGCCAGCGAACGGGCGGCTCAAGCGCAGGCTGATGAACTCCAGTTCCGTCGTGAGAATGCGGCTAATCTGGCCGCACAAGATTCGGAGAAACAAGCCGCGCAAGAACGTGCCGCTCTGCGTCGTGATCAAGTTCTCAAGCAGACGAATGATCGGGAACTTGCTCAAGCCGCGGGCCAGATGCAGTTGCGACGGGAATATCAGGCTCAGAGAGCCGATCAATTCCAGCAGACCTTGCGGATGAAACAACAGGCAGCCGAGGCGGAAGCCAAGACGGCAGCGCAACAGATGCAAGGTGCAAAAGCTGTGCAAGAAGGATTACAGAGAGGTGAATCGTTGCAAAAGCTCATCACTGAGAACGCGCCGATGCTCTTTGCGAAACATCCAGAGCGAATGACTTTTGCCGTTCCGAAAGGAGTCACTGGTCCACAAGATTTTGTTGCCCACGAATTGATGGACGAACAAGGCAATCCTACTGGAGTGAAAGTACGAAGAGGGGCCGGAGGTTCTATTGTTCCGTTGCCACGTACCGAGATGTCTCCAGAAGGAAGAATGAGGCAAGACCAAATTCTCGCCGGCATCTACTCGAAACAACTGGATACGGCAACAGGAGAAGAAGAAGCGGCGCTCCAGAAAAAGCTCACTGCTTTACGTGATCGTATCGAAAAGGACATTGAGCGACGCGGAACCCAGCAGATTCCCGGTCCATTGCCGCCAAGAGCACCAGCCGTGGTTCCAAACCCAGCGGCGCAGTCCATTCCTCCAGGTGGTTCGTCGTCAGTTGCCCCAGACGAAGGTGGGGCATCAGTCGAACCAGATGAAGAAGCAGCAGCCAATATGGTTCGGGTAACATCGCCTGATGGCAAAACTGGGATGATTCCTGAAGACCAACTCGACGCGGCTTTGGAAGCTGGATACGAAGAGATCGATTCAGAAGGGGAAGCGCAGGTTTAATGACAGCAAGAAAAGGAATCCAGAGTAAGGTTCGGAGGCAGTGGCCAGTTACCCTATGGTTTGTGGGCTGCGAGGGAACAGAATGGGAAGCACGCAGAGAAGACGTGATAGGACTTATAGCTAGCGGACTGTTCCCGGAATTGGAAAAAGAGTTCCCGGAGCTTGCTAATGCCAAATTTAATTCATCTTCAAATGAACACTAGATCGTTTCTCAAAACGCTAGCCCTCGCTATAGCGGCAAAGTTCATTCCTTTTAAGTCTAAAGCAAAGGCGTGTCCTGTTGCTGAATCGGATTGGGACTTCCTTCCGATACAAGTGATTTACGAACGGGAAGATAAGTTATTCTACATTTGTCCTTGGTGCTATACAGAGCATCTCGCGGACTTTGAATATGCTCGATACGCATACTCACTCAATAAACCAGTAGTCAAAGACCTTGAGAAGACACTCAGCAAAGACATGCTGAAGCTGGCTCGTGTAAGAAGAGGGGACTGCCACCTATGTTCTCTTAAAGCTGTCGCACAACGTCAAAAGGAAAACGATGAATGGCTTTCAAAAGGAACGCTCCGCAGCGGATCACAGCCATATCGCGCCTTACGACACACCGACAACTAAACTCGCGTCTGATGCCAACGATAGATTTCACCGCTGACGAAGAGGATTCGCCGGACAGCAGTATCGACTTCACGCCTGATACGGCTATCGCTGTTGCACCTCCGCCGCGGCCAATCATCCCGCCATCCCAAGATTGGGGAGCTAATGCTTACGTGCCGCAGGCAGCCGTTTCAGTACCGCAGTTCTGGCAGGATGAATATGGCGCAACGCCACCTCCGACCAAGCTCCCCGTCATGAGCCCATACGGGATGCAGGTGACAGATAAGGGGCAGATCCAGACAAACATCCCATTCGACCCCAGCAAGGCACTGGTGCCACTTTCCAAATTAGCACTTACCCCGGAGGAAACTGAAGCTGGGATGGAGGCGATGGTAGCGCCGTTCCTTTCCGAGAGAGATCGATGGGCTTTGATGGAGACTCCGTTGACGCCCAGTCCGTTGGCCAAAGCTACCTCTGGATTAACACAGGGCGCCTATCGGACGGCCGAATCGTTCACCTCCCCGATGAATCTGGGACTGCTGGCTGGAACTGCTGGAATAGCTGCGGTTCCGGCCGCTGCGCGCCTCACGTCTGGCGCTTTTGCGGCGGACATGGCTAGGCAAGTGCCGGAGATGGCGCGGAACTTGGGTGAAGCCGTAGCGAACAAAGACCCGGAAGCAATTGCCAGGGCAGCCACCGAGTTGGCGGCAACTGGCGCATTCACAACAATGGCCGGAACTCATGCGGCTGGACCGCGAGTCGCGTTACCCGAAACGCTGCGTGAGTTGGCCAAAGAACCAACAACAACAGGAGAACCAAATGCCATACAAGAGCGACAAGCAGCGGAAATTCTTCGAGGGTTGCCGGAACAACCCGGGGTCAATGAGCAACTGTCCACCCAAAAAGGTAGTGGAGGAGTTCCACCAAGCGGAGTACCACCCGGAGACGCGCAAGGCGCACGAGGAGAAAAAGCGGCGGGGGGAACCGAAGTTCCACTAACCGACCGCACATTGCTGACTCCGGCGGTTAGGATAGGTGAACAGACCTTCAAAGGTAAGGCTCATCCGTTGGCCATCGGTGAAGCATCCAAGAGTCTTGCTCCAGATGCTCCCATCGAAGACCTGTTCAAGCCGGAGAGTCAGGGCTTCACGGCCACAGACCCGACCACTGGCAAGGAGCGGTTTGTCAGCCGTAAAGAAGCCGCTGACATCTTCGAGAAGCAAACCGGTAAGAAGCCCACCAAACCAGATCATCTCACGAGCGAGGACTTGAGTGCTGCTGGAATGCTTGGTCACTTGGACGAGAAACCAGCGGCGGAACCAACGAAACCTGAAGTGGTGAAACAGGGAAACTCCCGATTCAAAAATCCACAAGGCGATCCACTGGGAACAACTTATCGGGCGACTCCAGAAGATTACGCAAGGTATCAGGACATACAGGCGGAACTTGCTGGATTGAAAGGTAAGGGGCTTGGCTTGGATAGCGCAGAGGGTGGTGCGCTTTTCAAAGAGAACGAAGCCATCAAGAACAAGTATGGTGGTATGCCTCCTGAGCCGCCATCCAGTGGACAGAAGCCAAATCAGCTTCAGTCCACGGCAAAATCTGCCGAGTCTGTTTTGCCATCCGATCTTCCTTCACTGGCGCGGTTGCGAGTCAGTAAGCCTGAGTTGCGACCACAGATTGACGCTAAGATTGCATCACTCCAGACCGCAGTGGCACCCGAACACATGCCGGTTCTGAAGCAACTGCCCCCAGTGCCTGCCGGGCATGTTCGACTGTTCCACGGCGAAGGTGGCCCTCAGGGCGGTGGCACCGGAGGCGCGTTCTATACGTCTAACATCACGAAGGCATCCACGTTTGGACCGAACATCAGTTGGGTAGATTTACCCACCTCGAAGGCTCAGGCGGCTTACGCCAAGGCAAAGGCCAGCGCGTTTTCTGGTGGCGACAACTTCATCCTGGAAGCGGAGGACATCAACCGTAGCAAGAAGATCAACGAGAAGGTCGAACCGCCCACTCACAATCTCGAAGAACCTGCTGCCGTTACACCTGCATCACCTGCACCTCGCGGCATCGCCGCCTCCGTCCGCGAGCCCGGGGCATTGAAGGGTGGAGAGGCTGGGTCTGTGCCTCTCGCTCCATTGGCACCGGTGGCTAAAGCCGCCGTCGATTTCGTGAAGGCGGCGCCTACAGCCATGAAGGTTGTTGGCGCTCAACTTGCCGGTAAATCAGCCCCAAAGACCAGCACCGCCAGTGTGGAGTCCGGCAACGCGCTCGTCCGCTACGCTTCATCAAAGATTGCAGCCCCGCTGGTCGCCGAGAGCATGGCCACCGATGTCTTGGGTTCGCACTACAAGGACTTGTCTTTTGGCAAGAAGCTTGGCGCTCTGCTCGTCGAGGACCGTCTCCGTGGAATCAAGGACGCCTTCACTAAGGCGGGGGATACGAAAGCAGCCCGAAAGGTCAACAGCCTGATCGGAAAACAGGATTCACCGTTCCAGACGGAAGCGGAGTTCCAAGCCGCCCTGGCCGATCCTGAGATTCAAGCCGCCATCGACCGGCACAAGACAAGCGTTCAACCCACAGCTGAAGCCGCCCATGAAGAGGCAGGAGGCACTTTGGCGGGCCCAGGATTGAATACAGGCGCGTTTGTGAACCTGAAGGCTATCTTTGAAGGCGGGGAGGAGGCGCTGCTGTCAGGCGGCGGGCGCGGCAACCTGATGAACCCGCTGCGGCGCCCATCGCGCTTCTCCAAGACAGCCGCCGGCACCGCTGAGAAGTACGAGACGGACTACCGAACAGTCGCGCAACGGATGATCGAAGGGAACTTCGAGGAGTCAACCAAGCGTCAGATGTACGACCAACTGGTCAAAGACGGGTTGGCCGAGATGCTCGACCCGGGCGAACCGACGCCGGAGATTGGCGGTAAACCAGCCGTGAAGTTCACAATTGAGCGTAAAGGTGTCCCGGCGGGTGAAAACAAGGTGCGGACCTACGTCAAGAACCTGTGGGTTCGGGCGGACTTGGCCGGGGAGGTGCGTCAGGCACTTGACGTGGATGGACCGGTTCAGCGCAGCGCCATCGTTAACGCGGCCACCCTGCTAAATCGCATCCAGTTGGCCGGCCCCACCGATGCCGTATGGCATGTTGCCAACGGGTTAGGATCAATTGCTGGTTCTCAGGGCGGCAAAAATGTCCTAGTGGACATGGCTCGCAAGCTTCCGGGGGTGAACCTTCCTGATGCCATCGGTCGCGTCGTTGCCAGTTCCATCAAGGTTCTGGCCAAGACGCCTGACGTGCAGCGGCAGATTGCCGAACTGGCTGACATCGGGGCTATGCGGGCCAAGGGCGTGGCAAAAGAAGGCAGGTTGGCGTCTATTGCCAACTTCAATCACAACGTCATTTCGTTCGTGGACAAAGCTATGCGCCTTGTGCGTGATGACATGTACAAGAATCTAGTTCGCCGTGGATGGGTTGATGATACGCCAGCGGAGCGCCGTGAGTGGGTTAACCAGATGGGTCAGTACAACGGCAGGCTCATGGGCCAGTTCCAGCGGTTCTTCAAGGATGCCGGGTTCTCACCGTTCGTCGTCGCCGGACGCAACTTCAACCGGATGGCCATGCGCCGAATCACGATGGACCCCGGCATCAAGGCAATCAGTCCAGCAGCAGCAGCCCAGATGCGGGCCATCGAAGCCTT